TTAGGCGGTACATTCAACCTCCACGCATGCGTGGATATTTTCGTATTTTACTAATAAGCGGTTTTGTAATTCGATGACCGCTGCACGATCAGATGGTGCACAAGAAACAACGTTGATTAGCACCGTATTGTTATAAAGCTGTTCAACAACTCCCACAACTTCCTTTTCTATGCCAATTGCCTGGCATTCATAAGCAAGACCAATTTCAATAGTTTCCATAATAAATCCCCCTTTAATTCTACGTTTTTATAATAACACAATGAGAATAAATTGAAAACGTTTTTTATTAGTTTTTTTGCTTTAATACCAAGGCAAAAGTCGCAATTGTTAGAAAATTCGCAAAACACAAACATAAACAACCTTGGTTATTTTTAATCTGACGTTCATTTTTTATTTATCTTTATTTGTTTAAAACCGATTTCATTTTCCTACCATTATGTTTTTTATCATTAATTTTGATTAGCTGTAAATTAATTTTACTATACCAATTAAAAAAAGAGCCCTCGCGATGCGAGAGCTCTTTCATCCATTTTATAGACGATCATTCAATTCTTTTGCTAAATCTTCAAATCCTGGTTTTCCAAGTAGAGCAAACATATTCTTTTTATTGGTTATACCTTATTCCCTAATTTTCTCGATGATTGATTGGCTTAATATCAACGTTTCCACTGGATAAGTACCCTTCCTAGATTGTACCAATTTTACATTCACTATCACCAGTACTATCACCAGCGATTGAGTGTCTTTCCTAAATTACTGTTGTGTCATAAACATATGTAATATGACCTTTTAATCCAGCTATCCCCCTAAAGAATTTTTTGTCTTCTTGCTTAATCCAAACATCGCGCCAAAGAAAAAAGTTTTCCCGATTAACTTCAATCTTATCGATCTTTCCATCACGTAAATCCTTGATTTGTTGTTCATATGATTCCATCACTTTCACCTCGAATGTATTATAGCAGATTTCTTAATTTTTCGTTCCCCTTTACAAATCGAACATGCGTTCGTATAATGATTTTGAGGTGAATAACATGTTGGAAGATTACATCAGGACAAATTATGGAGATGACTACGCGAGAGTCTATAAAAAAATTACAGATAAACAACATACTCAAATTGATCTAAATTTTATTTCTATTCTAGCAACAGGTAACAGCGACTTACCAGTCAGTATAGAAAAAGAAACTGTGATCAAGGACGGAAAATTGAAAGTTCGATATATCCTTGAAACAGAATTAAAATATCCGAAAACATCTGAGGAGTGATATCGTGGAGGAAAAACTATCTGTAGAAGTATTGATAAACAAAATGGATTTGCTTCAACATCTAGAAACAGCTAAGAAAAGTGTTACTAGCAGAATATGTTTGGATGACTTCTTTGCTATAGATGATAATGAATATACTCTACTCGAGTCAGAACTAAATGAACTATATCCAGATTTCACTTTTAAAGTGGTTCCAGTTTTTAGCGGATTTGCACTGGATTTATTAATCACTAACAAAGAAGCAAAGAAACGTTATGATGCTATTCTGAAAACAAAAACTTATCATGACGTGTATAGATTTCTTTATGAGAAACACGGAATTCATAGTTCGGGATCTTTTACAGAAGATATGAGCGAGAAAATCACAGATAACGAATTTGATAGTCTTGTAAACTTTCGTCTAAGTTTAAGCAAAATGACTAAGGAAGCGTTCAAGCAACAATACTGATGATTGAACATATCGAGGTGAGTAAAATGGATAGCGTTAATTTTAAATACGAGTTAGAACCCTCACGGGATTATGCTTTCATTGATATGAAGTCTTTTATGCAAGCTGCGAGTTAGTGTCTCGCGGATTACATCCGCTGCGTGATTTGTTGATCGTCATGAGCACGGCTGACAACACGTCGGGCTTAATACTAGCAAGCAGCCCAATGGCAAAAAAGGTCTTAGGGGTTCGCAACGTAGCGCGAAAATGGGATCTCCCTACCGAAGCGGAGAATCCTCGCGTCAGAGACTTGATCGTAGCACCGCCAAGGATGCGATATTACATTCAAGAAAATCTGAAAATCCAAAATGTTGTGCGCAAATATGCTGCTGACGAAGACATTATGTGGTACAGCATCGACGAAGGCGTAGTCGATTTGACTGCCTCTCTTAACTATTTTGTACCTGATAAAAACCTAAGTCGTGCGCAAAAACTGGATATCGTTTCGCAGCGCATCCAGCAAGATATTCTACGAGCAACTGGTATTTTTTCGACAGTCGGTATGTCAAACAGCAATCCCCTGCTCGCAAAATTGGCACTTGATAACGAAGCAAAACACAATCACAATATGCGCGCATTGTGGAACTACGAAGACGTACCGACAAAAGTCTGGTCCATTCCTGAAATAGATGATTTTTGGGGAATCGGAAGTCGTATGAAACGTAATTTGGAATTTATGAACATTAAGTCTATAAAAGATTTGGCGCATGCATCCCCCGAACGATTACATAAGAAATTCGGGATTATAGGACTTCAGTTGTTCCATCATGCGAACGGTATTGATCGATCTAAGTTACAAAAACCCTATGTTCCGAAAGGAAAGAACATTGGGAACAGTCAGGTGTTACCGCGTGATTATGCCGGTTTTGAAATGCCTCTTCTTATAAGAGAAATGGCTGAACAAGTAGCCATTCGATTGCGTCGTAGAGGAGCACAAACGACAACCGTTCATTTATTTATTGGCTACAGCAAAGATGAAGGAAAGCGTGGATTCGGACGTCAAATGAAAGTTCCCGCTACGAATGATACAAAGCAGTTAGCTGAGCATTTATTATTTTTATTCAACAAATTTTATGATGGTCGCGGGTTTATTCGACACATTGGTGTCACCTACTCTGATTTAGTATATGACGGTGGTGATCAGTTAAACCTTTTTGAAGATCCAACTGATCAAGAAAAAAGAATCAAAATCGATCAAGTAACAGATAAAATTCGTGAGAAATATGGTTTTGTGAGCATCGTTCGCGCAAGTTCAACTTTGGAGAACGGTCGCAGCATAAAACGGGCTGGACTTGTGGGTGGTCATAATGGCGGCGCTGGTGGTTTAGATGGGTTATAAAAATTGAGAGGATGAGTTAAAATGGGCGAAGCATTTATGGCATATCATACTGATCCCTTTGTCAGAAACTATGATGATCGCGGGATGGCTAAATGGATGGGATTTTATCTAAGCGAACATACATCTGAAATGGAAAAAGACAACACTATTAGAAACACTATTTATTATAGAAGAGAAAAAATGAGTGAGATTGAGATTTCAAGTATTTTGGATACTGCATATCGTTATCGCTATTCAGTAATCATTCAATTAGATGCATTAAATACTGAAGGATTTGCTTTTGAGGATGTTACCGGTGTGGTTGAAGGTTTCAACGGAAATAAACTCTATCTTTCCGATGTTGAAACTGGAATACAGATTGTTTCGATAAATTCGATCAATCATATTGCCCTTTCTACAACTGAAAAATGGAGTCAGCTTTCTTGACTCTCAACACGGATGATTTAGAATTTGATTACCACACCGAGAATTCTGAAAAATTCACTAAGGACTTTTTGAACTATGTAATTACTGATGTTCCTCTGTTTGCCTTGCAAGATGAGTTTTTATATCTGATGAATAGACGTAAATTGACCTATTTCAAAATTCCTGGTTATAAATGCGTAGATGGTCAAGACCATATTTTTTATTTTACTCTAAGGCATATAGAAGAAAATCCACGAATCAAAGTTTATCGATATCTTGGAATTGACCTAGAAAAGCACGGATTAATGAAAAGGAGTGAGTAGCATGTGTGGACGATATTTATTTGATCCAATGACTGGCGAATTGGATGAATACTGGCAGATTATCGCTGACGTAGCCAAGAAGCAAGAAAAGTATAAAGAGCAGGAAATTGCAACTGGCGAAGTATTCCCTTCTAACAACGTTTTGACTCTAGGTGCTAATAAAAATAATGAGGTTGTACCAGGGATTACTAAATGGGGATTTGAGGGCTTCAAAAAAGGACAGCTCTTCATCAATGCCCGTGCCGAATCAGTTGAGGAAAAGAAAACATTTAGCAAGCATTTCCGTGAACGTCGCATTGTCTTTCCGATGAACGGCTTCTACGAATGGGATTCTGACAAAAAGAAATTTCTCTTCACTGGCAATAACGAAGTTATTTACGTTGCCGGCTTTTATCGCATTCATGAGAATGTTGCAGAATCAATTATTATGACCACTGAACCGAATGCTGCAGTCTCCCCCATTCATGATCGCATGCCCTTAATCATTGAAAAAAGCGATATAGATAAATGGGTTCTTGATTTAGATTTTGCTAGAGAATACCTAAAGCGTGATATGGATAAATTCGAAAACTTAAAAATTAAATCTGCATAATTGGAGTGAATGAAATGAACTTAATTTTGCAGTATGAACAAGGATATATTCCGTTCTCAGAACTCGAAAAAGTTCTCTGGGATTTCGGTCCAAATGCTATCAATGAAGTCGGAGAAAAATGTTTTGAGTTTTACTGCAATAAAGCTAACGGTTTTCACAATTTCGATTTTTATATTCTTAAATATGGGAGTGGTTTAAATGATGAGCATGAGTGGTTCAGTGAGTAGCATCAAAATACTAAAATTTTCTGAGCGTCCCCTTGTCTATTTCAAATTAGATGATCAATCATGTCTTATTGCCTCACACTCACTATCTTTTTTGGCAGATGTTGAGAACGGAATGCGGATCGCTGTTGCTGGCGAGTACAATAGTAGGAAACAGTTCGTGGTGAAGAAATATGCGGTGATTGGCAAGACTCGGATCATGATGGAAATTACTAACAACATCATAGGCAAATTTTAATCTCAATTAAACATCTGTTCGCTTTAAAACTCCCGTTGACATAGTTATAATTTTTTTAATTAGAATTTTAAATGGGGTGAGTTGTTGGCTTCGTGGCAAGATATTTTATTAGAAATTCAAAACACGCAGTTTCCTAATCAAGAAGATCCATTAGATTTAACCATAAAAAAATACATTAATTTACTTGAGGATTATACAAAGCGCAATGTAATACTTTATTACTCAGCTTTTAACGAAAAGCCTTACGCTCAAAATCTTTCTATTAATGATTCTGATATGGAAGGTTTTATGAATGCAGTACACTTGATGGATCGTTCAAAAGGACTTGATCTGATTTTGCATACACCAGGTGGGGATCCCCATGCAACAGAATCCATTGTGAAATATTTGCGTGCAATGTTCAAAAATGATATTAGAGTGATCGTCCCCCATATGGCTATGTCCGCTGGTACAATGATAGCTTGTTCTGCAAAAGAAATCGTTATGGGTCATCAGTCTAGTCTAGGACCTATTGACCCTCAGTTTCCAGGCGGGATCCCAGCTTATAATGTTAAGTCAGAATTTGAAGAAGCAAAAGAGGATTTACAAAATAATCCCAACACAGCTCAATACTGGGCTATCAAATTGCAACAATATCCTGCAGCATTCATGAAGTCGGCAATTGATGCAATTGAACTATCTAATATTTTGATCGAAGAATGGCTATCTACTAATATGTTTGACCCGTCTGAAAAAGAAAAAGTTGATCGAATTGTGAATTTTTTAAATGAACATGAAAATTCGAAAACACACAGCAGACACTTTGATATTGAAACATGCAAGAGGATCGGACTCAAAATATTGCAATTAGAAGATGATAATACATTACAAGATTATGTTCTATCGGTCCATCACTCTGCCATCATTGCATTGCAGTCTTCAGCGATAGAGAAAATGATTAGATCTGTTAGCAAAGCATTTGTATCCCTTTCTCCTGAAAATATGGTAAACTAACTATGAAAGAGGTTGATTATTATGAAGACAATTACCACACAAGAAATCATGTCACTTTACAAAAAAGCTAATGCCAACCCCAATCAAAAGGCTGTGCGACAATCCATTAATATTGGTACTTTAGCCAATACGCTAGCTAATCATTCAATTAATTCTCACGCTACGTTAAATAAAGGCGGAGCTTTATTCAGACAACGTTAAATATTTAACTAATACCTTCTTTGAAAAAGAATATTTCTAGACTTACGTACCTTCTCTAAAAGAGGAGGTATTTTTTATGTACCCCGCAGGACTCGAACCCGCATCTTCCGATATGAACCGGAGTATTCTACCAATTGAACTAAGGGTACTTTAAATGAGTATTATTATTTTTTAAACATGTTACAATAAAGAAATAGAACGTCAGATCTTCCCCACAGTCCACTTCCCCAAGTAACTGTATCTGACGTTCCCTTTTTTTATGGGCGAGTGACTTCCCAATAGAGTAGATGTTACCTAGAAACCGATTTCTTTGCAAATGATACACTCATGACAAAGTGATACACTACACAAAGAAACAACCAGCCCGCACACGACTGGTTGCCGATCAAGATGAAACTTAGTTATGAAAAAGAAGTAAGTTCTGGCAAAACTTACACATTCATAATAGCTCTTTTGTTAATATCTTGCAAGCGCATTCTCGTCTAAACTCTTTTTTAATGTCACTTAATATCGTGATACCAGCGAGTCTCATAGAAATCTTGGAAACCGCCAACTGTGTTACCCTTTGAATCGTTCGTTGCACGAGTCATAACAATTACTGATTTGCCACTAAATTGTTTCGCATTAAAGTTCAAATCGTAGCCAACACTTCCTGTTGTACGATAGGCTGCGTTCACATCTGGTCTCGCTACTCCAGGTGCTTTTTGGCGTGCCAATTCTTTGCCAGTGGTCCGATCAATAATAAATACATATTGATACTTGTAGTTAGCGATATGCCAACCACGAGCCTTCAAGGTGTTTCCGATTCTCCCCCATTGATCAACATGAGCATGGTTTCCTTTGCCATCGTTCAGTACAGAATATCCTGAGCCTGCGGTAGTTGGATCTACAGGTTTACTTGGTGTCGGTGCAGGTTTGTTCTCGTTTGATTCAAAACCATACTTCACATCATGTGCAAATTGCGCTTGTGACACACCCTGACTTGCTAAATAGCCATACGGGTCCGTATGATCGCCCCACCAATTCGTAGAAATGTATTGGTGACTGATGACCCCTTTGCCGCCTACTGGACTGTCTACAGTAAGAGGAATATTAAACCGTTTCGCACTATCTCGAATTAGTTCAATATATACCTTATAGTTCTGTTTGAACAAGGTAGGATTTGGCGTTGCCTGCAGTTCAATTTGAACAGGTGAATTTGCATTCGCAAAAGCTCCGGCTCCATATTGTACGTATCCTGGTTCACCAACTTGGTAGACAATACCGTCACCAACAATATAGCTAGTGTAGGCATTCATCCAATTGCGCTTCATAAAGGTAGCTTCGTTACGTCCTGTTGCGCTAGGATTTGCAGTATCGTGAGCAATAATGTAATTAGGATTCGCTCTAATTGGACTGCCTTCATTCGCCCCTAAATTGAACTCGTTATTGATCGTGTAAGCAAACCCATTAATAGGCAATAAAAAAAGAGCCATAAATAGGCTCAGTAACGTAATTTTCTTTTTCATGTGATTCCTCCTATTTTTTCGAATTGTATGCTGAGACACCTGTAACTACTCCTAAAAAAGTAGCTACAGCATTAATTGTTAGCACAGTCATATCCGCGCCACCCCAACCGTATGCTTTTCCAAGTGTGCCAACTAAAACAGATGCAGCTGGCAACACCGTGAGAACCGCCCATTTAATAATTTGGTAATACTTGTCCGGTAAAATCATTTCGAACCCCCCTATAATTTCGTTAAAAAATAGCCAATAATTGTGATGCCTAAACCGATCATGTACCCCCATGACCATTTGTTATTTGCTTTAATTTCTTTGATGTCATCAGCATTGTTGAGTGCAATAGAATATGCGTGATCCGCCACATCTTTCGCAGCATCCGCCTTCTCTCTCAATGCCTCGTAATTATCAAGTTTTGTTTCAATGCGCACTAAGCGCTCAATAACATCTTGTGCAGTATCATCTTTCAAAACTCCCCCGCCTTCCAACTAAATAATTAGCCCCGTTAAAAACGAGGCTAAATTGTTACTCTGCCAATTCTGGCAAATCCATATCTACTAGAATCTCTTTCACTTGCTCGCGAATTAGACCTGGTACTTGTTCAATCGTTTTCTTACCTTTAATAATTAAAGTCGCATACACTACAGCCATTTCTTCCACCTCCCTTCTGAGTAAATAAAAAGCAATCCTAATCCGCAGTTTCTGCATCAAGGATTGCTTGTACTTCATTTCTGATTGTTCTAGGAACTTCTTCAATAGTCTTCAATCCCTTCCGGATCAAATTCACGTAAATATTCGCCATTTACATATCCCCCTTCGCCGCATCGGCAGGAATTAACATTTCGTACACTTCTGCCAAAGCCAACTGTGTATCAGTTAACTGAGTTTCTTGTTCTTTAGCTTTAATCTTCAACTCTTCATTCTGCTTTTGAATAGCTTGATTAAGTGTTTCTATTAATTCGAGCTTTTCGTTAAAGTTCTGGGTTACAACTTCTTCCCAAACATTTTTTGCAAAATTGAAAAACTGCGACTGCGGATTCTCTAAATTTTGAATAGGTTCGACTTCCACAAATGGAATAGAAGTTGGGAAATCATCTGCTACCTCGTGTATTTCATATCCAATCGGATATAATACCTTGTAAATTAATTTCATATCACTCACTCCTACAATTTGTTTTTTGCCTTATATGATGCAGTTCCAACATACCAGATGCCTTTTGTTAACGTACTGTGCGCCTTGATTCCTTTCCCAACAAACTTGACGACTGCTTGAGCCGTTTCATTCCCAACAAAAAAGCTGAAATTCTCTCCAGGTTCAAAAATATCATCCACAATAGATTCAGCTACAATATTCATATCCCTTGTTAAATCCCCACTTGCTCTGACTTGGAAATTTGCATAGATATCTACATCATCACCGTACCGTTTGAAAACTATCGAGCCCGATTCAAGTGAAGAATTGTTGGTAGAGTTGGTAACAAAACGGATTTCACCGTTTTGAGTAAGAACGTTGTTTCCGCCAACTTGAAGGCCATTGGCAAAGTTCTTAACACCAAGTACAGTCTCATTTTCAGTCCGAGAAACAAACTTGTCTTTCGTCCATTTCGCAATTGCTTGAAAAACGCGCAGCGGTGTCATTGTCTTCTCATTGTTTTCTCCTGCTTCCGCCTCTTCTTCAGTTGCAATATTTTCTATGTGATTGGCCGCGATTATAGACTCGATAATTGTTTTACCGTTTGCTTCAATTTCAACGATTAAACGTAAATCTTTCACTTCTAATAATGCAGATGTTACACCATCTGATATCGCACCAGCGTCATTAGTGCCATTTCGTTTAGTCGTCGCATAGACCGTCAAAACGCCTGTTGAAGATAATTGATCTAGTTGCGTAGCAGTCAGTGTTTTTGATATTTCTACAAACTCAGATGTTTGATTGTTTACTAAAAATTCTGACGTTCCATCGGTATATTTTAGATATAGTTGACCATTTTTCGAAGCATTAGCACCACTACCTCTCAAAGTAGATTTAATAGTGACACCTTTTTGAATTGATTTAAAGCGTGTAATTTTTTCAGCATCAGTTGTTGTTTTCCCGAAAATATCAGGATATCGATTTGCAAATACTTCAATAATTTTAAAAGGCGTTTCAATCTCAGCTCCACGCCCGACGATTTTAGTCTCTGCTCGAACAATTCCATCATCTGAAAGTAAGTCTTCATAGTCTTTTTCATTGAATGGAACCATGCCGCCGTTAATCGGTGTTAGTCCGCTGTCAGCTTGCGAAGGTGTCCATTCGTCCATTGCTTCGAGTGATCCTTTGATTAGTTTTTCCTCACCATACCTTACTGTTGTAGAAATAGTTGAGTTGGATTTTACGAGCGGTTTAACATAAATATTTGTGTATTCCTCCAAAACTGTGACTTGTACCATCGATCTACCGATAGACCCTTTTAAAACTGATGATCCATTGAACGAAACATACGTGTTGTCACTCTTTTTAAATGCTAATTGGGCAAATACATCAGCAGTCCCTGCAGTGTTATCAATGTGATCGGCGTAAGTTACTAGATCATTTGGTTTAAAAAGATTGCTGACAACTAAATTCGTTTCTTTATATTGTGTTTGAATAAATGTTACTTCACTTAATGTTGAGCTTGTTCCGTTCTGTAAATTAGGCTGTCCGTGAACAACCCCCACGTCTTCGGCAGCGGGATAAAAAGATTCAATATTCATAATTTCGGTCTTAGAAACAACGATCGCTTTAATCCACATTTCACCGGTAGTGTAAAATGTCATTACTTCATTGTCGGTGGTTCCCGTACTTTCTACGCCGACCCACGTGTAATTTTGTGTCAGTGTCGCTGAACCTCTTTTTTTGTCGAAACCTAATTGAATTGTTCCTGTTCCTTTTGCCAATGCGTAAAAGAAAAATTTTTCATTGGCTTTTGTGGAATAACCGTATTTTAATCGTTGGTCAGAAGGTTGAAAGACACCCGTAACTGTACCATTATTTGATTTAGCATGAACAACGTCGTCTACAAACTCAGAAAGATTTCCCGCTGGTTGATGATAAGACCAATTTGTTATACCGTTTTTGAAATCCCCGTTTAAGATAATATTCGTGTACGGCAAATCCTTAACAAACCGACTCGCCATTCCCTCAGTTCCATTAACCAACAATTCTTTTTTCAAGATTGTTGACTCAGCGCCACCTATCTGATCGATCACGTTTGCGGAACTTTCTTGCTTGGTAAAAACGTCATGCTCTTCTATAGATTTCAGTATCTCTGCTTGAACTTCTTGTAATGATTTAGCATCCTTTGATAACTTATCAAGTTTGATGACTAAATCGTTATACATTTGATAAATATTCTGATACTGTAAATCTTTGGCTTGAAGAAATACTTTAAATCTCTCCTCAAAATCAACGGACTGGTTGCCAAATCGCTTTTCAAAATCTGCCAACAATTGATCCAATAACCTGACATATAAAGTTACCTGACCTTGATCAATATCAGAATTGTTAAGCACATCGACTGTGAAATCTTGGAAAGTAACTCTGCTTCCTTCAGCATCAGTCAATTGGAAATAAGCTCTTTTGAACTCTTTCAGAACACTAAAATTTTCTTTAGTGAACGTGTAGCGGATGATCCCTTTTTGACCATCCAAAATCTCAGGAACACCATCTGTATACTCGCCCTTTGCATTTGTTCCTACAAATATTAATTCATGATTTGAAAACACCGCATATGGCGTCTTTCCATCCGATTGAAGTAATTCAACATCAATTGTTGTTAGTCCACCATCACCTAATCTTCCTACAACTCGCTGCTTTCTATAGGGAGTTGCTTTATTTTCAGTTAGTATTAGTTTTATGTTGCTCAAGTTCTCTCCTCCCTATTTGGCCAAATAGATTCCTGTGCCTAAATAATAAGTATTTCCTTTCAGACCCCATACAGTACTGACTGCTTGAGTTTGAGCATCAACGAGTAATTCCCCTGTCCCTGTCAAAGAGATATGTGAACTAAAATCAATTGCAAGGTTTTCAGGGACTTTACTTATTATATTTTCTTTCGCTTTTAACCCAGCATCTTTAGTTTGAAAACTACAATGGACTAAAACAAAATCTCCTGTCCTGATGAATCTTATTTGACCAGCTTTCAATGCTGGGTCAGTATTTTTTGTTCTGTCGACAATTACATATCCTTTATAATTTGACTCATTCAGTTCGTAATTAACATTTGAACCATTTGAGTTGAAACTACAAAGTGAAAATGTATATACTTTGTCTCCTTGATTAAGATTGCCATTTACTAATGACGTAACCCACTCCAAACTGACTTGATTATTTGTCCATGTATATAAATCAGTTGCAGGATCATTTTCCAAATCTGGAACGACTTCTTGAGTTAAATCGATTCTCAAGACGATATAACCACTCGAATTTGCTGGAACAGTTATCGTCTGAGCTTCTTTTAAATAAATAAAACGCCCTTGTACTAATGCACAACCAGCACCTACAGTAATTTTTAATCCACTCTTCGAAAGTCTCAGTTCCTGCTCATATCCCTTTATCACATAGTTCCTTCGCTGAGCTAGGGTATGATACAACTTCGCATCATTCGCAGCACTCACCTTCACATTGTCAAACTGGAATCCATCTACATTATCTGCCAAACTAATCACTCCTAATCTTCGTCAAAATAATCACTTACCCTGCTTCTGATATTTCCAAAAGTAAGATTTATTGAATTGCTGTTACTGTTGATTCTCCACGCACTTAACACGGACTTATACATTTTTTCTTTTACTGTTACATCAAAAAGTAATCCTGTTTGTAAATCACGAATATCAAAGTTTTTCGAGTCTAGAATGATACTCACGCTGATTTCGTGACTGTACGCGTTGCCTTTTAATTCAGAATTTGCTACTTCTTCATAGCTAGGCTTATCCTCTTGTTCGGTGTCGTAAATCGATACAATACTGACTGTCGGTTTGAGAATACTTTCGTTAGTTTTATCTGTGGTTAGTTCATTCTGATCATCTAGATAATATGTAGAAAGGATTCTAGGATTCTCTATATCAGTCATTTTCTTATCCACTATCAACAACATGTTTTCGTTACCATTTCCTGGCTTTTTGATGAAAACATTCCAGTCGTAAAACTCACTTGAATTATCCTTGATTTGCTTCGTCGTATCGATTCGCTTAATACTTGAAATGATCTTATCGTCGCGAATCTCTTCAAAGCACCATTTTATGTTGTATTTTTTAAATGCATTTCGTAGGTAGCTATTCAGTTTTCTCGAAGTAACTTCGGTTGCCTGATAACTATGATTCGTATTGGTTACTGTATTCACAGATAGAATCTCTGAAAGATTCTTTGTCGGATCACTTAAGAGATATTTTTCTATCAACCGCTTGAAATGCTCCTCAAAACTCGGACCAGTAGTTTTACAAGTTGGGATACTACTATCTCCAAGTGCTTGCGCTAAATCTCTACATCTTATTTTGATATCTTCTTGTGAATCAATTACACCGAAATATAGTACTCTTCCGCTCTCAATATCTTTTGCTAAAAGAAAATCTCCTTTCTCAATTTGCACATACTTATTCAAATCAAATTCGCTAACCCAATTTGAAGAAATCTCATCGATTCCAAAATCAAAGTCCTCACTAATGTATTCTTCTTCGTACTTCGATAAGTCAAACCTATATAGATGAATGGACAGAATCAAAAAACATCACACTCCTCATAAACTTCTACAGAAACCTCAGCATTTGCAGTATGAAAAACGATGGATGAGTTTCCAATAGGCATATGCACAAAATTTGTTTTTGTGTGATCTTGTTGCTGATAAACTGAAGAAACATTTCCTTGAGAATCATAAAGTAGCGCTGTTCGATCCTGAAAAAGACTCGATACTACTAGTGTTTGTCCTTCTTCTAAATTCAAAAAGAACCCATCGCTAGCGACGAGTTCTCCATCCTTAAATACTTCCCAATACGGATTTTTACATTCACCTGAAACCGTTACTTTTACAGGCGAACTACGATCTTTATTGTTGAAAAGATAAACTGAATCATTCGAAACATTAAAAGTTCCGGTCTTTTCATTTGCATTTTGAGTATACACGTAAGGAAAAGTGAATCCGTATATTTTCCCTCTCGTATATATTTTTTGATTACTTTGTTGAATTTCTGCTTTTTTTACTTCATACCAAGGGGTTAAATATTCGAGTAATAAAGACTCTTTAAGCAACCTTCCAAATGAACGTTCCGACTTAGTTAATCGTTTCAGCGCAACATTTCTGTATTTCTCCCCTGCGTCACTTGCATACTTTAATACAATAGGCGGATGAGAAAGGAACTTAACAAACTCAAGATAAATTTGGTATGTTTGTTGGTGATCACGAAGACCATAAATGATATCTATTTTGAACTCTTCGAAATCCGCTTCACACTCAACCAATCTCTGGTTACCATTACTAGCATTGAAATTATTACTTATTGAGATTCCAAGGCCTTCTGGATCTACTCCCAGAAGACCTTTTTTGTCATTTAAGGAAATAGCATCGCCATCTCCGTTAGTTAGCTCAAACTCTCGACGCATACTATAACCCCTTTCTTACTATTTCTTTTGCGATAGGTTCAGCTAATTCTTGCGAAATTTTTTTCTTATCAAGATAGGTTGATGAATCTTTCACTGCAATTTCATGAAGCAATTCATTATTTACCTTAAGTAAATTGATAATCTCAGTTAAGTTGATCATCCCACCAGATTTTGATTGCATTAAGTTTCTAGCGTCTTGTGTCTCCATCCCTATAATTTCAGCTAGATTAACAGTCATATTTGTTGCGAGATTATTCAAACCGATACTCGCTGAGTCAAGGATATTTGATCCATTGTTGACCATGTACGAAATAGCTTGACCTATCAGTTCCATGGCACGAGCTGGCTTAGTTACAGGTAGGACGACCTCTGGTTTTCCTTTTTCTCCGGCTCGGTAAAGACCGTCTTGAGTTATCCATCCGCCATTCTCATAACCAACTCCACGATAAGCCGCCAGTAGTGATCCGTATCTTGAAACTGCATAACGAATTGAAGCCAACATATTTGATAAAGGATCAACCATGTTTTTATCATATCCAGGTCTAGCGTATGCTTTAAAAGTTGCACTGATTGTTTGAAGCAACCCCCTAGAAGGATCGCCACGTTGTGCATTGATATCCCAATTGTTAACGGCGTTTGGATTGCCACCTGATTCAGTTTGAATCTGTCTTAACATTGCGTTCAAATTAGCTACAGAGTACTGCCCTTCCATCTTCAATGCTTTTATCGCTAGCGATCTCCATTGCTCTACTCCAGCGGAAGGATTATATCCTACTGCGCTTGAACTTGAACTCCCGCTACCACCAGTAAAGATGTCTCCACCGCCCATTGATCCATTTAGATGAATATGGTCAAAGTGATCTCCGTCAGGCCAAGTAACCCACTGTCCACTTGATCCGGTTCCACTGAGACCCATTCGGTCTCTAACTTTCCCGTTCGTGATTACATAGGCGATCTGTTTCGCGAATTTTTCAAACGCCCAATTTGCAGCCTCCGTATATTTTGCAGAACCGACTACACCAGGATATGCCAAGTCAATTGCTTGATGTTTTCCATGGTAGTATGGATCACCAGCCCGATAACCAGATGTGATTGTTAAACCAGGGAACTTACTCATCATTTTCTGAGCGATATCCACTAGATACTTGTAAACATTATTTGCTCCCATTGCGCCATCAAATGTTCCGTGAGTGAAGAATTTTTCCAACTCCCCCTGAATCATTTTGTTAGCAGCACCTGTCATCAGTTTTACACCTGATTTTGTCATGTCTAACCAGGGTTCATTGATTCCTTTATAATCCACTTTGCCATTCAGGAACTTCAATACTGCATTTTCATCGTCGAGAAAATCGACAATATCAAATTCACCGACACCATCAGCATATTTCGGAATCATACTTCCAAGGTTATTCTGAGCTTTTAGCACACGTTCAGTCATTGTTGCGTTGAGTACCTTCGCACCCTTTTTAAGCCAAACAAGAGCATTTCTTCCCTTCGCCATGAAAGTAGATCCGTCTGGATCTTGGATGATTTCCTGATACTTGGAGCCCTTCTGATCGTTGACAATCGCCGGACCATCAGCCGGATGGCCTTCAGTTCCTCTGGCATACTGCGGTACTGTCCAAGCTCCTAATTTCTTGTCGGATTCTACTTCTTTTAGGACATAGTTAACTCCACCAATTACGCCATTAACACCTTTACCGATACCACCAACCATCTTATTAGCGACACTGTTCATTGTTGCAGATAGAGAACCGCCCATAGAATTGATGCCATCGATCAACGATTGCATCAAAAAACGTCCAGCGCTATTAAAGCCGCCCGACTTCGATCGAAGATTATTAATCGCATCATTTCCCAGCTGATTCACCCGATTGATGAATGTTTGGTAGAGTGAGTTCCAACCGTTCAACAGATTTTGAAGCCAAGTGCGGCCAGTTTGGTACATCGCATTGTAAAAGCTCCGTAAAAGATTCAAGACTTGATTGCAGAAGTTTCTCACAGTCGTAATGAATGTAGAAACAAGACTATTCCAGCCGTTTAACTTATTCTGCATCCAAGTTCGTCCCATTTGATAATTCGGGCTATTCTGACTAGTAATCAGTGTTGTGTATTGAACAATAAAACTATTTGTCGTTGCAAGCATAGTCGGAGCAACTGAATTCCAACCATTCATGAAGTTTGTTAACCAGTCAGCCCCTTGAGTTACCATCGAAGGGCTGATTGAACTAAACTGACCCAAAATACCATTAGCAGCTGATAAAGCTGTTTGTAGCAACTGAGGAGTTGAATCAGACATACCCTGATTTCCTGCTTGTGAAGCTTGTTGAGCCGAGGCCTGCATCTGACTCTCATCCGGCATCCCGTAACTCTCTGTCACAATCATATTGCTAGAAAGTCCGACAGGTTCTGCATCTTGAACAGCCTTCGTCATTAAATCAGTCATAGATTTAATAGCTTCTTGGATTCTAGGTTTCCCCTTATCAATACCGACTGCAATACCGGCAGGTACCCATGAGGCATCTGCCGCCATTACTCGTGATGGCGACTTGATTTTTAGTTTATCTTTGAACCATTTGCTAATGTTTCCAGCAACATCATTTACAGATTTCTTGAGCGATCCTACCGCGTCAGTAATACCTTTTCCAATTCCTAGCAGAATGTCTTTACCGATTTTCCACCATTGAATATCTCCGAATGCTTTAAATATCGCGCTGACAACTTGTGGCAACATCTTAATCAAGACACCAATAGTGTTCAGAATGCCTTTACCAAGAGCGATCAGTATTTGAACACCGGCAGCTATGATTTTCGGTAAATTCTGAATAAGTATCGCCACAATCGTAATGATTAGTTTAATCGCTAATTCAATTAATTTAGGCAAGACATTTAGAATTCCTTGAATTAATGAACCAAGAATTTTGACACCCGCTTCGATAATCTTCGGCAAGCTCTGAATCAATGTCGTGACAAGAGAAATAATCAGATTGAACGCTAACTCAATCAATTTCGGCAGCATCATCATAATCCCATTGATTAAAGCAACTAGAATTGTCATACCAGCTTCAATAATCTTCGGTAGATAGGTAATAATCAGTGAAAGAATCATCTCAACAAGTGAAATAACCGCACTGATTAGATTTGGTAGCATCTGAATGATTCCGGTAATAATCGCAGTCAGGATTGTAACTCCGGATTCAATCAACTGAGGCAAAACAGAGAGTAATGACTCAATGATTGTCTTAGAAATGGTGAATGCGACTGTTACAGAAGCTTGTGCTAAAGGAATAAGTGTTTGTAGTATTCCTTGTATGATATTCGTTAGTAGATTGACCCCAACTTCTATCATTTTAGGTAATATTTCAGTAAACGAAGTCACCAATCCTAGAACGATTTCTGAAACTTTTTCCAATAGTTCTGGCACCGTAGTTCCCATACCTTCTGCGAGTTTCGAAATGAGATTGCTTCCAGTAATGATCAGACCTGGTATTCCACCAACTAAAATAGCTATAATTTTTGGTAACAACGATTTAAATATGTTCAATAGTGGTACGAAATTCCCATCGAATGCTTTGTCTATTGCAATTTTGAACTCTGCAAACTGCTGTTTTACACCTTGAACAAAATTTCGGATGCCTTGACCTAAGCGATAGATCATATTTAGTTGATTTTCACTAAATGATTCACCAAAAAGATTCGTCAGGCCTTCAAGGCTGGTAATATTTCCTGAAATAATGAACTTTAATCCTAAGAATGCGCGCCTAATTTGCTGAACGATCTCATAGAATTTTTCAAAACGTTGAATCGTTGCATCGCTGAACATGTTTGTATTGATAGCTTCGGAAAACGAATGAAAGTCCATATCGCCAGTTAGAACATCTTTGACGATTTGAATTCCATTTTTCAGTCTGTTAAAACTTTCATGAAGTATAGTTATTCGATTCATGATCGCATTAACAGTGTCTTGTGGTAAAAAGTCAGCTAAAGCCAACTTCAAATCTTCATACTGCTTGCGATCACCGCCGTGAAGAATCTGATCTAGACTTGATCTGATGATATTTGACGCTACTTGAACTCTTTCGCTTGCATCTTTTTTGAATTGATCAAAAGCTTTATGAAGAATCGTTAAACGTTCAAGAATTTTATTAGCGGTTTCTTGAGGAAACAAATTATTGAGTGTTTGTTTTAGTTCCTCAGTTTTTCCTCTATCTCCACCAACGAAGATTAAATTAAAGCTTCCTTTGATTGCTTGAGCAGCTAGTCCGAACTTCTCACTAGCCTTTTCTTTAAACTCTCCAAATGCTTTATGCAACGCTGTTAATCGATCGATAATGACATTAACAGTCTGCTGTGGCAAGAGCTGATTGAGATTTTCTCGAAGCGCTTCAGTCTTTTTGCGATCGCCACCAACAAATATTAACTGTAATGCTCCATGAATCGCATTTCCTGCAATAACAAATGTTTCTCCAAGCTTCTTAACAAAATTAATCAATGGAGCTACTAACTGTCTGAATTTCTCTGAGCGTTTGTAGAGATCAGTTATTGCGACTGCTAAACCTATTACTGCAGCTGTAATAATGATAAATGGATTTGCTGTTGCAATTTCAACAAATTTTAAGAGCCATTTACCGAATTTTATCAGTGTTGCAAACAGTAATACTAATCCGCCATATGAACTCATAGCAGCAAATAGCCCTTTTACAATAGAAATTAGTGGATTTGCAGATTCACCAATATTTTCCAATGCTTTAGCGATTGAAGCTAATACTTCTTGTACTTTTTCGGAGCCTATCGTGTTATCTCTGAAAGATTTCATTGAAGCAGTCGCAGAACCTAATGCATCAACCGCAACTTTTTTGAAAGGTTCTAAGCCTTTGACGATAGTTGTAGTAATAGCCGTTCTGAAATTGGCCATTGAACCAGACAGTGTATCACCAGCAGTTTTGGCCAAACCTGCCATTCTAGCTGTTGAACCTGCAACTCCGTTCGTTCCTTCCTCGATACCTTTTCTAAGCTGTTCGATTGCATCACCTGCTGAAAGGGTTCCATCAGAAACTGCTTCTTTCATATCTGTGACAGATTTCTGACTTGCATTAGCAAGGATTTGCCAAGCCGGAATCCCAGCGTCTACCAATCTATTGATATCATCAGCATAAACAACACCTGCAGATTGCATTCCTGCAATTGCGCTTGTAATCTGATCAATGGATTCAGCACCATTACCCACACCATAAGCAGCATCGGCGATTGCTTGGAACACACCTTTAACTTTTGTGCCTTCCATACCAGCTGCAACCATTTTTTTAGCACCCATCGCTACATCATTCAATGCAATAGGTGTTCCCTCAATAGCAGCTGCCAAATCATCCATGACTGTTTTCGCCATTTGTGCACTGCCTGTTAAAACTGTTAAGGATTTAGTTGCCGTATCAATCGTGTCAATACGATCAATAGCCCTGCTGATTGAATCCCTTAGAATATCAAAAGCTTTAGCGACAATCGCAATCGAAGCAATTGAGCTCGCAACATCTTCTACTGATTTCCTAGCAGATTTAGAAGGATCATCAACACCCGATTTAATTTGATTCCTGATATTAGGAAATATTGATTTTGCTTTATCAAAAACAGATTTAAATCCACTAGTAAGATTATTCTTTACTGATCTTGATGCATCTGACGCACTCGTTGATATTGACTTGATACCACTTTTTACTGATTGCCAAATGTTAGAAGCGACACTCGGAATGCTCTTTATTCCATTCACAAACCCTGTTCTTATGTTTGAGGCTACCTGTGACGCTTTTGAAGGAAGCTGAGACAATCCGTTGCCGATTTTAGATACAGCACTTGCAGTCGTATTAACTATTGAGTTAAAACCAGTAACAAAGACATCCTTAGTTCGATTTAAGACTTGAGTTGCCTTTGTTGGAATTGACTGTATCTGAGAAATTGCTTGATTTTTTGCTTGAGCGAAACCTGAACTAACAAAACCAGTTACGGATTTCATGGCACGTTGAATGGTTCCTGGTAATTCTATGACTTTATCGACAGGCTTTTTAATCAAATCCAGCAATGAATTTCCAATTGTCTTAAAGCCATTCTTCAGATCGGTAAAACTTGACTTCAAATTGGATACGCTGCTTTTCATTGAAATAACTAATGCTTTATTCATCGCTTTGCTATCTTTAGTCATTTCTGAATAGGATAATTTTGCATCGCTTTTCATCTGATCGAAATTCTTTTTCGAATCAGCAGATAAACTAGCATTTGCGCTTTTCATTTTCTGCGTCATTGATTGAAAACCAGTTGAAACTGTCTTCGCTGATTGGCTTCCTTTTTCGCCTAAATCTTTTGCAGTCTCAACCGTGTTACTGATTTTACTTGCCAAATCAGTAGCGGCCTCGCCAGTTCTTGTGAACCAGTTGAAAAAAGTGGCTACCGCCTTCTCAGCTGGTGCAGAGTCTGCTGTGATTTCTATATAAGCACCGCCAACTTTTGTACCTTCTGCCATTTGCTCAACTCCCTTCTATATGTATTTTTTATTGGTATAATTATTCTCAAAGTGAGGTGAAAACTATGAAACTAAATCAAAACTGCATTCGTGATATTCTCCTAGAACTCGAAGATGAACTTGGGTTTGACCTCCATATTTCAAAATACGATTTAGATGAACTAAAATCTTATAAAAAATATGGTGAGGATGAATTCCTTTATACTATTTCTAAGCTATCCGAAGCTGGATATATTAACGAAAGTCATCAAGCTGGAGGAGATACGATGTATTACCAATTGATGATTCACTCTATAACTTGGGAAGGACACAAATTTTTAGATACTATTCGTGATAACCAAGTTTGGGCCGTGACGAAAAAGGTTGCATCTAAGTTTTCAAGTGTATCGGTCAATATGATTTCAACAATTGCATCTACCGTCATTACTAATCTTATTGAGAACCAAATGCGTCAAAGTGGTCTAATTTAATCTCTGTATTTCCAACCAGAGCATATAGATTACCTTTTGCTTTCGGATGTTCGGAGAGAATCTCATCTAAAAACTCTTTATTTGTTAACATGGAATAACCATTATTTGATTCCATCACTCTTAAGATGTGATTTTCTCCATTCTCTTTATAAAAAGTGATTACACTAGTTTTCATCGACTTTACTTCCTTTCCACCATTGAGTGGTGTCTATTCCCTCATCGTTTGCATTTTGAGTGATATTTTCTTTTGCGCTCTTGATAGCTTCTTCATAGGGCTTCATCAAATTAGATTCATAACCCTGTTGGCCGGTCAGTTTGCTTAAGAACATTCCAACTGAATCAACGATTGCTACTTGAATCTCATATTGTCGAGCACGTCTTGATTCATATTCCTTTTTATTTCCCCATTCATATTTTCGTCTCAGCCAACTAAACGACTGATCCAATACATACTCTTCTGACAATGAATAAAAATATGAAACGAATTGAATCTGTTCAATTATGCTTGAGGCGAAGGATTCAATTGCACTACTGATGCCGACTGCTGATTGGCCGCTGGTTTTGTTTGAGCCGCTTGTTGATTCTCCTTGCTCATCGGACGAAATTTCGTTTGAATCTTTTTTATCAGCGCCGTTAATTTTTCGATCGGAGTTCCTTCTAAAAATGCCCCAATAATCAACGATGTATCAAAGAAGTCCATTTCTTCTGCTTCTTCAATCGTCTTATCCAAAACGATTGCTAAAAGTTTTGTAATTTTTTCATCAGGTAACACCTCTAACGCAAATTCAACAATTTGATCGATCGTTGGGAATTTGAATTCCCATTCTAAATTTCCATTTTCATCTTTTTTCTGTTCGCCAACTTCATCAAGTGCAGGGCGTTTTTCCGTGTTTGCTTCTCGCCATTTTAAATAGTCGTTGTAAATTATCAAACCGTCACCGGCAACGAATTTAACTAACGACACTACTTTCTTATTCGTTAAGCGCGGTACAGGAATCTTACTTCCATCGCTTAACTCCACCATTTTCATTTCAGTTACTACACTATTGATTTGTTCTACTGTTGTATTTTCAGTCATGTTATTCTCCTTTTTAGACAAAATAAAAGACCCTGCTGATAAGCAAGGCCATGCGATTACAATACTTGTTCGATTTCAATGAAGACATTTTCATCTTCGGGCAGGTCGTCCTGAGCGAATGAAGTAAACGAAACTGGAAGTGTTGCCTTTTCTTTTCCGTGATTTGTTTCGACATTATCGCTAATCTTCACTTCATAATAGTGGACCATTAAGAATGTCCCGTCTTCACGTTTTACAATCAGAGTTAAGCTATATGAAGCAATTGACGTTGGTGCTCCATAACTAATCGTCTTAGTTCCGAGTTCTTTTACTGGTGTCAAAGTATCAGTTGTGGAATATGCTTTTGAAACACCTTTTTTCAATGTGATAAGATCGTCAGCGGCTTGAACAGAAGAAATTTCAATTGTTTCCTCACCAATTTTAGCAAAACGGACGGTTTCGAAATCAACGCCTTTACCAGAGGCTACTTTGATTTTTCGGTTACCTTTATTAATGGCCGCAGCTAGGGTCGCAGGATCACCGAGGTCGGCTGCTGTCTCGGTAATATCGCCACCAGCCATAGCTAACGAACGATTGTCAATTGAATTTTCCATTAATGTGGTACCAATAGTGTTGGTCCATCCGCTAATTGTTGTATCAATAGGAGTAACTGATTGGTCAATCGTTACTTCTTCTGTTTCGTTGCCACGAGAACGGCTGATACCTTCCGTTGTTCCACCAAGATCACGGAAACCTTCCTTTAGCTCAAAAGTTTTCATATCCATTACATCTGAAATTTTTGTTGGACGAAAAGTCGTATCTTCACCAATGATTAGACGTCCAGCGCCCCCTTGGATGTTCTTTTTATTAAAATGGAAAAATTGGTCTTTTGCCATTATTTAGTTCCCTCCTTCTTTTCTGTTTCTTCATAACTCCATGACGAGCTAGAAATTTTCAATTTTTGAAGTTGCTTCTCAGTCAATTCAAGGATTTCCCCATGAATGATAACTTTCGGAACACCTTCGATATTGACGCTTAACGTCGTTCCAGCACCAGAATTCGATTTAGCCATTACTCTGACTTTCGATTCTTTATTTGCAACTGCTTCTTGCTTTGTTTCTTTTTTCTTATCTTGAGCTTTCTCTGCCAAAATAGTTCCTCCTTAATTTTCGAAATAGTTAATATACATGTAGCACCACGCCTCGTCTTTTTTGGACACATCATCGACATTCGGAACTGGTGACATTTGAAAATCAATATCAAAGACATTGACACCCGCTATATCAGAAAAGTTCCGTTTTAAATAATTACCAATTTCTGTGCATTTCTCCAATGCCTCTATATCGCTTTCTGAGCGTACTAAAAGTTGTATGGTATTTTTCCCTATTGTCTTAACTAAAAGACAGGGAAGTGGTGCTGTGGCTTCAATTTTCCAAGTTCTAAACGAATTGAAATCTTCAAAAAAAGCAGCCTTCAGGAAATCCCGAATACTGCTTGAAGCATCGACAAAATCCATCGAGCTACCCCTTTCTATGTTCGTAAAACTTTCTTCATCACGTCCAAACCAGAACTGATCATCCGATCCATGCCGTTTTCAAGTCCTCTGGCGTAAATGTTGTAACGACCTTCTAGATAAATTGCGTATGGTACGCCTGATCCAGTCTTGAGAGTAGTTTTAGTTCCCGTCTCTTCCCATTCATTAATGATCGGGCCAACAGCGGAACCGCTTGGACCCAAATAATGAGTAATGAATCCGAGCGAGTTAATGTACGCTGCAGTATCTATGTGATTATCAGCAGAAGTAACTTCTTTCGCACTCTTCGCCCATTCCTTAGCCATTTCAGAAACCAAAGCTTTTCTAGCATCTTTCATCGATCTTGAACCGCCGAGTGTCTCGGAATCAAGTGAAATCGATACTGCTGCAAATTTCGACTTGTACTGCATTTTCTTCTTCATGCTACTCAGCGCCCTTTAAGAAAACTTTGTAATGATGAAGCGTGCGATCGTCATAATGAGGCGTGATAGAGTCCACTTCAAGATTTGCCGTGGTGAGCAAATTCCCTTTATCATCCTTGATGTTTTCAACAGTCATTTGTGGATCGACTGCTGTATCTGGTGTTAGATACAAACTCATTTCTATTACTCGATCGGTACCAGACGAATTCCTTACATAAACTTTTTTCGTCATGAATCGACATTTGACAGTTTCAGGTTCATTTTTTCCATAGATAGGTCGTCCCCATTTATCCTCACCAACATACTTTTCTCCAGGCAATGTCAGGTCGCATGTATGAATCAATAAATCATCAAACAACACCGATTCTCACGCTCCTTTTTCGTAGGAGTCCTGTTCCCTCCAAAAACATTAAGCAAGAAGGCGCTACTCTCCCAGCTTGTCGGCTAGTAGATCCACCACTTGCAGATCGGCTATAGTCACCGATGGAATAGCTTAATGAACTTTTGGGCGTTCCTGTTATATCTACATCAATACCTTCAACTTGATAGTACTCGATCTGGGCGCAACATGCTTTCTTGATCAGTTCTTGAACATCCTCAGAAAACTTATCTAACCCTATTTTGAGAATCTGATACTCTGTCAACGCGTCAACTATTTCAGTTGCACGTTTAGAAAATCGAGAGAACTTGCCATTTTCGACAGGTGTTCCCTCGAATACTTCTTCATAATACTTTTCGTCAACATAAGCTTGAGCCATACCGCCCACCTACTTTTCTAATGCTTTTTCAGCTTCGATAGCATCATTTTTGTTTCCGATAAAACTTTCACCATTAGACAACTGATAGTTTCCACGACTAATCATTTTTGGAAACTCTGCGCTGGAAGCTTCTTCTGCTGATTGTTCTGTTTTATCATCATTACAAGCCTCTTCTTGTTCGACTGGCTCAAAAATGAATTTGAATGCATCCACAGTTTCCAAATACTTCTTTTCAGTTTCTGTGATTTCAGTTAGTGATGAAGATGTGATTTGTTTTTCACGAAAGAAATAATCTTTTCCTTCAACGGCACTTTTCACTGTATACAGCATAAAAACGACCTCCTAGATAATTTCGTGTTTTACATTGATAGCTTTTGCCACTGCGTCTTCTTCTTCAAATTTAGTATCTAGTTTCATCGTTAATACTATAATGAACGTCCGAGAACGGATGTCTTTATCGAATTCCAATCGAACATTACGAGAGACACCTAATACAATATTTTTTGGGTGAGTTAGTAATAAGTCCGATACTTTTTCAGCTCCTCCGCTTACTGTAGCGTCGTAAGGCTGCAGCATCGCAATCCCTTTAGTAGGTACTCCATATGCAGCAGGACGATTTGTTCCCGTTAAAGTCGTATCACCAAGTCCGGTATTACGATTGGCAATTTCATCACGCCAGTTTAATTCATTAACATGACTCATATAGTATCGGAAATCAGCTGGGTTTCGTAAATACTTAGCAGGTACAGAACCATAAAGCTTTTTCAATAGCGGACGTTTAAAGTCTCCGCCGTCGTGATCGACAATATGTGAAGTTGCTTGTTTTCGTAATCCATCCAACAATGCTAAGTATGGATCAGAAGAAGTTTTATCTCCATTGACAATTAGCTCTTCAACATCCAAAGAAGCACGTTCTGCAATCATACTGATAATCGTATTGTGCAAATTTCCCCCTTCGATGTTGTTTTCCAACGTATCGTAAGAAATATTTACTTCAGCAATCACTTCTTTTGCATTCAATTCGATTTTACCTGTCGTTGGTTTTGATCGCTTGCTAGCATCTAAAGCTGTTGCTTCAACTCCAGGATGTAAGATACGTTGACCGAATCCGATTTTTTCAATTTTCATCGCATCTGACGTCATTGGGACAGTTCGTGCTTCATTAATGATCGTTGGCTGATCAATCAGCATTTGATAAAACTTTTTGAATTGCATAGGATTCATTAATCCGCCAGCTGCTAAATCACTTAATGTCATCGTTGCTTTTTCAATAATTGATTGGTTACTTGCCATTATTCATTTCCTCCTTTTACTGAGAATAGACTTCCGAAAACATCTTCTTCTTTCTCAATTTGTTCTGTATAATTTTGTTCTTGATTGTTACTGAAACGAGCTTTTTCAAGCGCTTCTACTTTTTCATTCAAAGGAGCGACCGCTTCTTGAACTGCTTTAGTGATGTCTTCAGCAGTAAATGCTTCTTTTTTCACCTTTTTCTTAGCAGCAGCCTCTTCTTCCTTTTTCTTCTTCTCTTCATCAGTAAGCTTGCCTTCACCATTTTTAGCGTCTTCTAATTTCTGAAGGCGCTCTGTGATTGGATTTAGAGCTTCACCTAATGCTTTTTTTAATTCTTCTTCTGTCATCTCGTGTTCCTCCTTAGATTTTTTCGTACTAAAAAAGGACTTGATCCCATTGACCACGCCCTGCTTTGTTACTGATTTAGTTGTTTGTATGGTTCCGATTAATTCGGATAATTCACTTACCTCTTTTTGAATTTCTGCAACTTTATCTGCATCATCGGACGAATAGTTGTCTAATATGGACCATGCAGCAGATTGGAAAGCTTCGATAGCCGCGTTCACATCTCGGAAAGTCTTCCTTCGATTGAAATTGTTTGTCGTCTGTTTTTTGACTTCTTCAACCTCTGCAGTGCCAGCAAGTGAGTATCCAGTGAACTCGCCTTTTTGAATATCTTCCCACATTTCGTCTGTCGCTTTTGTTACGAGTACCCATGTTCCCTTAGTGATTGTTGTGTCTTCAATTGTCATATCGACAGGCGCGACATAGCTTTCCACTACTTTTCCAGCACTAGTAGTAAAATCATGCTGCTTATCAATTTGTTGGTAGTCTTCCATAAAGCTATGTGCCGCTTTTTCAATTGTCTCAGCATCCATGTAGTCACCGTGAGCATCTTCTGTTTCAGGTTCATAAACAACACCATATACAAGCTTTTGCGGATCGTCAGCTTTCGTCACAAGCTTAACAGCCGTTTCAAATGTCGGCTCGCCTTCCGCTTTTGTCAGGAAAAATGATTTCTTATTCGCCGCTTTATCAACGTAAGAGACATGTGTTACTTTAACGTTTTCTAGTTTTCGCATTTTATCACCACCTTTCGATGTTCTTGATTCATTAGATATGGCTTCAAGCCGGATCACCTGTCCTTTCCGGCAAAGACTGCCGATCGTCTTCTCCATTCAATTCATCAGGAGGCTTTCTCTCATAATCAAGTAAATTCAAATGAGTTTTATGAAACATTAATAGCAAACTTGTTAACGTCATTGGTCGAAAGTTACTACGGTTTTCTTTGTTCTCCATAACTGAACAACTCCTTATTTTTTTTAGTTGTTTAACCATTTCCTTGAGTATAATCGCAGTGACATAGATAGAAAATGCTCCTAATGGGGTTAGTATTAAAATGCCTAATATTGTCTTGAACATTATTTTTCTCCTTAATCCACTGGCGGTTTTTCAATCTCATATTCAATTTCATTTCTTGAACGATCAAATATCGGATCAAGCCAGCAGTGACAATAGATGGTTTCCTCAATTGGCGCTAATGGATCACGTGGATATCGAATAAATGTGCCGTTGATATAAAAAAACTCCCCTTTGGCCGCCGTCATTCCATCAGCGGATACATGTGCCGGTCGTGGCTCCTTAACACCATCAGCATGCCGCCACGTACTTCCAATCACATGACGGTTTAGCATCATCGCTTCATATTGAGAGCCGCCGTACATCCGAGTAATTTCAAGGATGGCGATCGATCGAGCACGAACATATCCGAAAACTGCTAATTCCGCTAAAGAAATTCCTTTCTTTTTCTCCTCGTCGTCTCTTTCGTAGTATTTATCTAGTTCACGACTAACTGCATCATCTGTTGTCTGTCGGAGTTCAATTGACAAATTCTTTAACCAATCTTTCAGCTCTTTATATGCCTCTGAATTTTCATCAAAGGGTAACTCACTGCCGTATTGCTTTTTGAATGCTTCTAGTAACGCAAAAAACGCCGCTTCTAATTCAGGAACGATGTCATTTGTCATCGTCGAATCAAAAGAACGCTTCTTCATTGTTCGCTTTAGCTGTTTTTCGGTTGGCGGCTTCTTCTTAAATTTCTGGATCAGCTTATCAACTATCTCTTGCAGTTCTTCGTAATCTATCTGAAAGGCTTCTTCGATCTTTGTTTCTACCAACAAAATGTACTCCATTAGCAAATCAATAAACTGATACTCAGCATTTTCCAGTAGCTTCTTAAGTTCCTTGTCCTCTTCTTCTTTGATCAGAAAAGCCAACTCTATCATTTGAGAATCATCCATCTTAGGACCTCACCTCTTTAATCAACCTGCGTAAAGTTGCTGCTAGCTCACTTGTTTCAGACTTACCATAAGCTTTTTCGAGATCAATTTCACCAGTGAGTGAACCAACGGCATTCCCTTGACTATTAGTAAGTATGGGTTTGTTGTACTCATCGCCATCAAAAGGTCCTAAAGGTTTATTGAGCACTTTCCCGACAATATCACGCAGATCATTTGGAGCTACTGCTTTCGCTTTGATAGCGGGATCAAGAATGGCTTTGATATCTTCCATATTCACAATATTCGAAGTCTTGAAGAATACTTCGACATACTTGAAATCGTATTCTCTAAATAGTGAGTTGATACGCCATTCATACGTCTCACGTAATGATTGGAAAACTTGTTCCTCCGTCAACTCTTTTGCTGTTTCAACAGTCGAACGATTATAGTCAGTGGAAAGGCCAACATAGATTGGAGGCAGTCTGAAGGCTGAAAGTATAGCTTGAATCACGTTTTCATCATATTCGAGAAACAACGCATCCTTCTGTAAAATATCAGCTAACTTCTCAATTCGGATGGCTGGCTTATATTTATCATCTTCACCAAGCATCGCATCAGCAGGTGTTACTTTCTCAGCTTCTAGTAAAAGAAACTTGTGTTGATTTTCCTCACCACCAATTGCATTCGCATAGGATTGAAGTGTCGCTTCTGATTCAGCGGTTAATTGGGCATTCTCTAATGTGATTGCTAGCGGAATGTGTCTGCCTTGCGTAAAATATCGGTAATTCAGTTCATCCGCTTTTCGATTTCCAATAACCTTGATTAGCGCTCCAATCCACCGTGGAATACCGTATGGGTCTTGGAAGTCGCCCTTTTTAAGGTGGATTACCTCGGTTGCTGTTCCGCTGCCTTCTTTTCCGACCGATCCATTTATATTTAGCGGTGTAGGATCACCAAACGTCTTGTACCAAGTGCCACTCTCGACTCCAGAATCCATTAACGGATCTCGAAAACAAAAATAACGGACCTTGATATCCTGTCCGTTTTCGTTTACCACTCTATTCAGTTTTGTAACGGACATATACTCCGGCTTAATCGAATCAATGCCCACGACCTCGCCTTTGCCATTTCGAATTACCTCTAAAAATCCATTCCCACACTCTTCCACGTGACTAATGACCTCTTCAATTACTTCTTTTGCAGGTCGTTCGTAGCAAAGTTCTTTCACCAACAGTTCAAGTTGATTCCATTCAGCTTTCATTTCTGGGGTTTCTTCTAAATCTTCTACTTTGTAACGAATCCCCATTCCAAAACCAACAACGTTCGTTTTGTAAGCCTCAATTGACTGATTGAGGATATCTGATAGATCCGTGATTGAACGCAATACTGACAGATCATATGGAGGGTTTAGCAAAGTTAAGTCTCTAATTTGTTCTCTGCCACCAGACATTTTATATGTCAGACTTCTCTTTTTCTGAATCTTGATATCTTGTTTTTTAATTGGAATATTCCCACTTTTACCGCCGCTAATAATTCTCGATGTCATACTCCACCTCCTAAAATGCTGTTTTTCTATTTGTTCTCCGTTTTCTTGTTTGTTTGTTATCCATCTTCACTAACGCTTGAGACATTGCGTCAACATCATCATCGTGTGCTCCGTTCGGAAAAGCTTCTAACTCATCTAGAACTTCATCCGCCCATGATTTCCAAAGCGGATGTGGTACGTAGACATTTCCCGATTCCCAAAATGGGGCCACAGCCTGAGCTCTGACTTCTTTCCCACCTTGCGGATTCACTGCAACCATTCCAGGTATCTTTTTCTGTAGCATTTCAATGACGGCAGAACCATTTGCTTTATCCTCAACATATTTTGCTTTTGCGTCAGGCCAACGATTTGCCATAGACTGAATAGCTCTCATAGTTTCAACAATACCCATTCGTTCATGATGTCGATCCAACAAATAGTAATCTGCTTCATCACGTGCCCATACGTGTCCGGCAACAAAGTCAGAAGTGTTCTTGTCTTTAAAAGTACAATCCCACGATTGGGCTTGCTGAGAAAAAGAACTAGGCATGACTTTTACATCATCGCCTAGTCCTAATCGTACTTTCATTTCAATGGATGGTACATAATACTTCGCCCACGACCGTTTGAAGATATCGCCGCCAGCTGGTGTTGGGCGCTGTTGGTAAAGAGAAGCCCACCCACGAGATCCAGTTACCGCTTTTGTTTGCGCCGCCCACTCTTCATCTTTTCCTATTTCAGGAGCTAAAGCTTCACCAACTTCACGACCAAGCAAGTCCTTTTCCTCCGCAATCGCTGGTATTTTGATTTCGATCCAAGGTAATGTTTTTTCTTTTAATAAACGACCCGCTAAATCATCTTCATGCCAACGAGTCATAATAATAATTACAGAACCATTTGCTGATAAGCGAGAATAAAACGTATCCCGCCATTCAGAATAAATTTTATCTCGCATTGTCTTACTTTCTGCCTCAGCCCTGTTTTTTACAGGATCATCAATTATCAAAAGATCGGAGCCTCGGCCAGTTGCACCACCTAAGATAGAAGTGCTGTATAGCTGACCTAAATGATTATCAATACCCCATTCAGAAACACTCGCTGTCTCAGAACTTAGTTTCAAATCGAATAGTTCATCACTGTATAAACGAAATTTTTCTCGGTTTTTTCGTCCGAACTTTTTGTAGAGTTCCTCTGAATACGAAACAACCATCGCCAGTTTATCCGGATTCTTGCATAAAAAATAAGCTGGGAAAGTCTCTGTAATAAAAGTTGATTTACCATGTTGTGGTGGTAACTCTACGATGATAAACAACCGTTCTCTATTTGCTATACGATCCAAATAAGGTGAGATATATAACTGGTGTCGTAATGGCTTAAATGTGCACCCATGGGTATAGAAAAAGAAGTCAGCGAAATTTCTCCTCGCTAACTCCTTTAGTGATTCTTTTCTAATTGTCTCAAGATCAACCATCTTGTTCATAGGCTAATCGCCTCAATTCGTCAGTGCTTAGTTCAGCATATGGATTTTTTGCTTTTACTTCACCGGATAACTCTAATTTCTTAGTGTATATACCATCCATTTTGTTCAATGTATCAATTGCTCGAATCTGATCTCCAGGATATTCATCATCATTAGCAATCTCAGAAAGCTTCACCATACGTTCCTTTCGGGTCATAATAGCCTCATCTTGAGCTTCTTCTTGGAGTTCCTTATACCTAGCCAGAACCTCATTTTCTCTGAACAAAGCACTCGCTTTGTTGTCTACTGTAGTGTCTTTCCACCTATTAGCAGAAGCGAACGCCTCTCGGTAAGCTTTTCGTTGTGTCATGCCTGTGATTAGGCATTGGACAAATTTTTCATGTCTTGCATTTTCTAAAACAGGCATCTCTTTCCCTCCAATTTCGACAAAATAAAAAGACCTCAATCCGAGGTCAATGGAATATTTTTCTGAATTCACTCAAATAGCGTTGATGATCTTCTATTTCTTTTTTCCAGTTTTCATTTAAAACATTTGTTTCAATTTTATCAGTCTTGCAGTTTGGACACCTTCCAACTACAACTTTTACTCTCACCTCTGGATCAAGAATTAAGTGTACGAGTATACCTTTTGTATCAAAACAATTTGTACAAAATGGACCCTCTTCGCCTTTGTAATATGTATTTCCGATTTTTTTTACTTCACTTCTCAAAATTTGAACATTTTTTAAATCATGTATTTCTTGCCTCAGTTCCTGATTTTCCTGTAATAACTGTGACATTTCTTTTTGAACTTCAATTACCGCCTTAAGAGTAACCGGATCATTAGTGCCAGTAACAAGTCCTAACATATTATCCCATTTTTCTTGTAATCCCATAAAATCACCTCATTGTCATTTTAACAGGAATCAATCATCGAATCACTAATAACTATGTATTAGGCGGCACATGAACTTTAAAGGAAGAGGAGCTACTCACTTCCTTGTCATTGAATTTTTTGGGTGTGCCGCCATCGTTAAGATAAGCTGAGAAAGAAGCTGTTCACCTGTTTCTTTTTTGTAGGTAATGTGAGTAGCCTACAAAAATTTAAGATAACTCTTTATATCAACGGCTAGTTCAGATGGTTGTTCATTTACTCCACTTTTTAGCAGTTGTCCTGTTTATGATGTTCGTCTGACTAGCTGTAAATATACTAATTTGATAATAATAGTATATAGCAGAAAAACGTGATTAACCCGCCAAATATCCCGCAAAAAACCGCCAAAATAATTGTTCAACGATATGCGATCAATCTGCCTTTTTTATAAGCTTCAGCAAATTCAATTAGAGCTTCTGACATTAGTCTTTCAACGCTGCGCTCAGAGTAGCCAATTTCACGGCCGATTTTATAATTAGAATAACCATCAGGTGCACAGTAGCGGTAATAGAGAACTTGACGACTTGTTATTCCCAAAGACATCAAAGCTGCTAAAATAGCATCTCTTTCAGCTTCAGCTTCCATAAATTGGATCATTCCGTCTTCCGCCTTGTTCCCCCATCTATCGCCTTTTGGCATGTCTGACATGACTGGTGACTTAATATCTATCATTGACTTTCCCGCTATACGTACCCACTTACGATAATTTTTCAATATTTTTCTTGCATTACATTTAGTTTGATAAAAATCGACTTCTCTCAATAGCGCTATCATGCCATCCGCTCCTTGTGCTATAATGTTATTGACTAGATAACATTTAGCGCTGAGCGAAAGCTTGGTGTTTTTTTGTGATATAATCGTTGTGAGCTGGGCTTTTCCTTCAATGGGCGCAAGCATATTTCAACTAGCTCAGGACTGCTATATCGGGTAGCAGTCCTTTTTTTATGCTATAATCCAAGCAGGCTAGGTTTCACTCGCTTCCTACAAACGAATTTCTAGTCTATTGGTCGCCTCTTAAGGAGCTGCGGCCTTTTTATCTTTCAGAATCAGTTAAATTGATGCCGTTTATTTTAGCTTCAACATAAAGTCTGTTTAGAGTATTTCTCTCATTATCAATGTATTTTTCTATGGACGCTCGAGCAGTTGGATTTTGTTTTGTTTTCAGTTCTTCTTCGAGCAAAGCAATCTTATCTTTTTGTAACGCTATTTGTGATCGAATCCTTCTAGGTATCATTTGAAACCTCCTTAATTGGCGACGTTAGCGGAAAGCTAACTTTATTCTTCAAATAGCTTATTCATGTCTATTTCTCTAAACTTCTCTTTGATCCGAACTAATATTTCAAAGCTTGGCTTCCTGAAATCATTCTCCATTTGTCGGTAGTATCCATACGAAAGATTTAAAGCTTCGGCCATTTGACGCTGAGTCAATCCTGCTTGCTGACGAAAACTTTTTAAATAATCCATGTCTACACCTCCTGGTAGAGACGTTAAGGCAATCCTATCTGAACAACAATCGATTTTACCCATTCGTATTTTTCTACTGCATCAGTCGCGGTTTTATCTGCTATTTCATCATCAACCTCTGCTGGTATCTCATCTAGTACATTTTGGACCAGTTCTTCAAAATCATAGGTCTTGAAATAGATTCGTTTTCCGTTATCCCAAACATAATCAATCTCCGCTCTTCCAAATGAGCCTAACCAAGTTGTGTGTTCATCACTAGCTACCACTTCACTGTCAACCATCAGAACAATTGGTAGATCAGGATTTTTTTTGATCAGATTAAGTAGCTCCGTCACATTTTCCATTTGAATTTCGCTTTGTGTTTTCATCAGATTCCCCTCCTATATACGCTAATTAATAGGCTCCACCTTAAATACATGACGATATTGAGAACTGATTCGTTCTTCTGCCTCGTTTTCATCAAGAGCAAATATTTTAATGGATTCCACCGGGTTTGATTCAGTCAAAATGTTCGTAAAGGATACCTTAAACTCTTTTTCTTTTAAGAAATCTCCTTCGTCCATCATGTCACTCGCCCATGACTTATCATCATTATCAAACTGTCCAATGAAACTATCCTCGGAATCTTCATTTGGGTTGTAAGCGCAATATCTGATGGGGACAATTTCCAAACAATCTTCGTGATAAAAGTCATATTCAATTTCTACTACATCTTCAAATTGACGAAAATTTTTCTCGCATATCGGACATTTTTTCATTGGTCTAACCTACTTTCCACCTCTTGAGTAATATTTTCTTAGTGCTCGCTTGTCACCGATTAACGTATTGTCTCTGATAATGTGGTAATAAGACGAATGCATTGCTGACATGCCGTAATAGTGTGCCAATTTCTTGATTCTTTTTATATCAATTTTGCTAAAATCTGCTTCGTTCAGTTTTTCCATTGCTTTCTCTTTTGAATCTTCAAGCACAATGCGATAACCAGAATGAGCTTCTGTAATATTATATTTGCCGTCATATTCGTAAAAGCCACATAGTTTTAACCCTTGATGTTCTCCAAGATAATCTGCTGCTTGACGCACTACTTTTGATCCATAAATTATTCCCATACTCCAATTAGTGAATCTCTTATAAATCACTACTGACCTCATGTTTCCACCTCTTTTTCTATGCTAAAGCTTCGTTCATGTAATTCTCCTCTATTGGCGACGTTGCCGGATCTAATTTTTCGCCTTAAAGTTATAAACTGGTTTAATTATCTTTTCGATTTTCACTGTATCTTGAATTCTACTGATTATCTCGCCTGACTTCTTGTAAGCAAATGGCGATTCATCAAGCGTGGACTCAACTACAGATGAAGAGTAAATACCCCGCATAGTATTCTTGAATTCTGCGAGTGATACATTTTCCTTTGCCTTGGTTCGAGACATCACTCGACCTGCACCATGTGGAGCAGAACAATTCCAGTCTTCGTTGCCTTTTCCGATTGCGATAATCGCTCCGTCTCTCATGTTCAAAGGAATCACTAAGTATTTACCTTGTGAAGCATCAGTTGCTCCTTTACGTAAAATACGAGCATCTAAATCAATGTAATTGTGAATTGAGTCAAATGAGCTGATAACTTTCCAACCCATTTTATTAATTATTGACTCAGCCATTAAAGCACGGTTTTCTATTGCGAAACGTTGTGCGATTTTCATGTCATTCAGATACTCTGATAACAGATCCCCTTCCAAATAAGCCAATTCTTTGTTAAATGCAATAGGCTTTAGCTTGCTTAACTCAGTCTGAATTTCTTTTTCTCTACCCTCTGACTTCAATCTGTTTATTAGCCCCTGTTTATCAAATACATTATGCTTGTGATACTTGATTGCTGCATCCTGGTGGTGTTTTGCTACTTGAACACCAAGATTTCTTGAACCTGAATGAATAAGTAAATAGTACTCATTACCAAGTTTTGAAACTTCAATGAAATGATTACCACCACCTAGTGTACCTTTAGATAACTGAATTCTATTTTCATTGAATAATTCAAAGGACATATCGGAAAACTTGAAGGTTTCGGAAATCATTTCGTTTCTAACATTCTTTCCAGAAGGAACATTTTCAGAAATCACTTGATCAAGTTTGGACCAATCTGTTTCTCTTAGATCTTCAAGTTCATAAACACTGATTCCACATCCAATATCAACTCCAACTAAATTAGGAACCACTTTTCCATTACTAATTGTCATCGTTGTACCGATTGTCGATCCTTTTCCTGCATGAACATCTGGCATTATTCTTATCTGTTCATTTGAGACGAAATCTTGATTTAACATTTCGACAATTTGATTTACTGCGGTTTCTTCTACCTCATCAGTAAAAACTTTTGCATAATTATATTTCCCCTGTAGTTTCATTATTTCTCCTTCCTACGTGATCGTTTCGGTTAGTTGACTTTTCTTATTCGTTTTCTTCTTTAATAGGCTTGAACCCATTTAGAAAAATATTCCCGTATTTAATCTCTCTCGATTCATATGTGCCAAGCAGTTTACCGTCTACGATTAGGTTCTTCTCTTTGTCACCGGAATGCTTGTATGACTTGTAAATGAGTGTCAACTTTGCACCCTGACAAAGATTGTCTTGCTTAATTGCCTTTGCCACGGCTTGCTTCGTTACCCCTAGATGGTCGGCTACTTCTTGCTGATTATTGAAAACAATCACATCATTTTCCTTTGTAATCACTTTGATCATGTTTGCCATCTTAACCACCCTTTCTTATTGCTTCGGTTACCGGAACCTAGCTTTTTCTAGTGACTTCGCTGCTTCTCTTGCTTTTTGCCCAAAGTTCAAGAATAATTGTGTGATTTCTCGGCTCCAACGTTCTGCTGGCGTTTCATATTTACGTCTTAACCGTTCGACTCTACGGCGCCGATTGTTCATTCCGCCACCTCTTTCGAAAATGCTGCTAAGACTTGATCTGACTCCTTTTTGTTGAGCATCAAAAATTCTTCTGACATACCTTCATTAATAAAAATGTAGATAGCTTGCATTTTTGACTTATATATTTGCTTGTCATAAATTAAGCATAATTGTTCAAAAACGACTTGCTGGTTTTCGTTGAGTTCGGTGTTTATCTTTTCCATTATCGAGTCAGTTAAATCAGCTACATCACTATCAGTCCATTCTTCGAAGTCATCTAATGTTACTGTTCCAACTGAAAATGAACTTTTATCCCTTGTTAAGAAATATGCATAAGTATCATCAACATCAATATGTTCATTTATTGCTGAGTGAATTTTGTCTCTAGTATTCATGTAACACCTACACTTTCTCGACAGGCACCGCAAACGGCCAATAGCGCTCGTCTATTGATTTGATTGTTGATTCAGTCAGTTCTGGAATAGTCTCTAAATTACTGCAATAACATTGTATGCCATCTTCCATCAAATATGAGAATTGATGACCTGTTTTCCTTTTATCACAAGGAAAGAGCACTCGGTACTTTGGCCCCTCCTCGACTTCGTAGCCGTCTAGCCAAGCGCGCATATATTTTTCAGGATGTTTAACAAGCCAATCAATAGCGTTCTCATTTTCCCCAGCTTTGTCTTTCCTGCAATACCAATCTTTAAAGGTAATTAGTAATGCCAATAGGTCGACATCAGTCGAATTACGATAATAGTCAAGTAATTCTCCAACACATTTTGGCACTTTGACTTTCTCAGTTCGAATACTTGTTGATGACCAGTATCCAGTGAGCATATTATCAACCATATTTTCTAGCATTCTAAGACTCTTAACCTTACCTGGTCCTTGAATTCTTAGATAATCTATCTGACTTTTAATATCGCGAAGATAATTTTTAAACTCAAGTTCGTCCAAATCTTCAATCATAGAAATTAGTTCCGATTTATTCACTAAAATGTAATGATGATTACCGGACCATTCAGTCTGTCCTTTTAGATAATCAATTATTTCTTGTTTATTCATTTCATACCTCCTAATTAACTGACCGACATTGTTGTCGGCCACCATAGCTACTTGATAGGCTGAGTTAGCTTCCGTTTTCAATTTCCATGATTGCTTTAAAGATCGGATAAACTTGTTGCGGTTGGACCGCATTTCCTAAAGCAATCAATCTGTTTTTGTCCAATTCTCTGGATACCCCATCATCCACTCGACAAATGCCAGGTTCGGGTACTTTCCGATGTAGCTCTCGAAATTCTCGCCAAGACTTCCAGGAAGAACTTTGCCATGCTTGCCGTTCGCTTCGGAAGGTGCAAGTGGGCGAATCCTTTTGTATGATTGGCTGGCGGTTGGTGTTGCAAGCAACGATAAAGAACCTTTGTCTTTTGTGGATTGCCCCGATATCACTAGCTGCAACACTGAAAACCCAAACTTCGTAGCCTTCTTTTTCCAAGTCACTAACGGTTGTTTCGAGTCCGCGATTAAGAATTCCTGGTACATTCTCGCCGACAACCCAACGAGGTCGAATTTCCTTAACGAGTCTTGCGAATTCGTGCCATAAATAGCGATCGTCGTTCTCGGCTTTACCTTTTCCTGCGAGTGAGAAAGGCTGACAAGGAAATCCTCCGTGAATAATTCCAATTGTTCTTGCATCTATCCCACTACTTTCTAGCGTCTTAATATTTAACTGTTTTACATCTTCAAACTGTGGCACTGTTGGCCATTGCTTCATCAATATCTTTTTCGGGAAATCGGCGTTCTCACAGAAGGCGACTGTTTCGATCCCTGCCCATTCTGCTGCTAAATCTAATCCGCCGATCCCCGAAAAAAGAGACAACGCTCTCACTGACTTTCCTCCTTCCGACGTAATTGGCGTGGTTACCGGATCTTTTGTTTGTTAAAAACATTCCCACTTACCGCCATCATTCCACCCAATAAGGCATTAATTCCATTTTGCGTAAACTCCATCGTGATAGCTCGTTCTTTCTTTTTACCAGTGGGTAATTCATAAGCTGTCACTAGGTAATTACCACTATCTAAATTTTGAACGCTGATACTTTTCTCAATAAATTCCTTTTCGTCTAATGCTGTATGTTCAATGTTCATTCGCCGTCCTCCTACTTCCAACTAAATTCCATTTTCTCAGTCGTGTATCTCAGCCTGAATGGGCCTGTTGCCTGCTCTTTGACGAACTCGACACGTATACCTGGCAATTTTTCTTTTAATCGGACTACCGTTCGCGGATCTCTCAAACGCCGATTCAAGTATTCATCTCTTTCTGATAATGGTGTTGTTCGTCTCAACTCAATGCAGTAACCCGAATACCCTTGCTGAGCCGATTTCTTAAATATGTTGGGAAAATCATTCTTTTCAAACCAACGATCAAACCATTTATCAAAAGATTGATCGCTAGTGCTTTTTAATTCTTCAATTAGACTCATTCGCCGTCCTCCTTATCTATAGTCAAGTCGCTGAATAATTGACCTGCTTTCTCAGCGCCAATACGTAAACGCCTCTGGATCATTTTTACTGTGAAGCGGTCACTTTCACCAATTTCATCTAAATCTTGTTTTAACTGTTTCATACTTTCAAAATTTTCTTGGGTATATAATTTCATTCGAATCATCCTTTCAAAACTTCTGTAATAGTTGTCGTTACTTGACTAATAATTTTTCTCGATCTTTCCACAATGTTTGCAAATGACGTATTCGGCAAACGATGTTCTTTCGTAAAAAACAAAATCATGTTTCAAACAGGGTTTATCTTTCATCTTTTTTCCTCATCTAAGTCCTCCGATAATGTATAAAACTTTTTCAAACATCTTAACGCAATTGCGTTGACAAACTAACGCATATGCGTTACACTATAAATGTAGATAAGAGATAACCCATTTGAAAGGATTTGACCAACATGAACAAAAACGAAATTGCACACAACATTACAGGAACTTATGAAGTATCTAGAACAATCGCTGTAAATTACAAAATCGACTATGTTGAAGGTCAAATCATTACTCTTGATAAAGCTGAATCTTGGACAAAAGCTGGTATGTTCACACCTGAAACATTTGGCGAATACGAATACACTTTTATCCCTGAAAACAAAGTTGCTGGTCACGAAGTCGATTACTACAACGAAGAAGAATGTTACGAACTTGGTTGCGAAGACTGTGATCAAGAGTGTGAAGTGTTATTGCCTGCCGGAACAAGATTCGTTATTACAAGAGTTGCTACTGATTTAGATTTCGAAGAAATGGGTTACTACGAAATCACTATTAAATTCATTTAGAAAGGACGTTAACTATGCAATACTCCGTTTATCGATTTATTGAAGATGATCTAAAGACAACACCGAATAAATTTGCTAAAGCTATTGGATCAAAACAATCTACTTTTTCAACATGGAAATCTCGGGAAAAATCTGTTAATGAGCTTCCAATCCAACTCTTAGTTGATTTAGTCGCTGAATCGGGACTTCCGTATGAAGAAGTCATTAACAAGCTAATGAAATACGAGATTGACTACGAGACTGAAAAAGCTGGGATTGATCTCAATGGGTAAATTTATTGATTTATCAAATCAACGCTTTGGTCGCCTTCTAGTTATTGAACGAAACGGCACTGACAAATATGGTCATGCCACCTTTCTTTGTAAATGTGAATGCGGAAACGAGAAAACCGTCGATAGCGGTTCACTACGAAACGGACTCACCAAATCATGCGGTTGTCTTCAAGCAGAGAAAGGTCCTCCTGCAATCAAAGCACGGCAAGTAGTAAAAAATGGGATCAAGCCATCTTACTTCCAAACTGATAAACCACAATCAAACAGCCAATCTGGCGTTCGTGGTGTTGTTACTTACAAGCAAGCGGGTAAACTAAAATATCGAGCTGTTCTTACTGTGAACGGTACTGTTTATCAAAAGGCTGGTTTCAAAACGATTGAAGAAGCTGCTGAATATCGTAAATATCTAGTACAAAAATATTTACCTAAAGACTAGCCTAGCTGGTCTTTTTTCTACGTGATAGCTCCAAGCTGTTGACGTTTTTTCTCAAAAAAGGCAAAGTGTTAACATCGTACCTGCTTGGTTTACATAAATTTTTCCTATTACTGTACGTTTTCTACTTTTGCTCGCTCTTGTGCGTAGGGGAGAAATTCATCTATCGTAGTTCCTTCTTCCTTGCAAATCTTTGCAAGTTTTTTCGGATCAATGCCTTGCTCACGCTTAAAATCTTTCTCTACATTTGTGTACCAAGCTAAAGCTTCGTCTCTTCGATTCCAAACATTCTCAAAAATTTTATCCATTTACTTTTCCTCCTTGATCGCCCCAAGTTAGCTCAGTAACTGGTTAAAATCTGCTTTCTGCAATATATTGATTAACCGCTCTACCTGTGGCGATCTCCACGCTGTCATCGCGTAAGTGTGAACTCTACTTGTATAGTGATAGTAATTACTTTTTATGTGTTCTTTCGCTTCTCGATTCGTTAGAAACATTGTGTCCTGAACAATGAATGGTTCATCTACAACGCCAAAAATCTCAAAATCATGAACCCCTGAGTCCACATTTATTTGATCAACAATGCTATCAATCAGATCAAAATCGGCTACTGCATCATCAGGTATCTCCAATTTTTCAAACACATCATCATAACTGTCTTCATCTCTGAGATAATCGAGAAATCCATCCAAAGACCAATCTTCACCTTCGTTGTCATAGACACGATAAGTCTCTGCATATTCGCTTGGAATAAGCACCCATTTGTAGTCTCTAATAACCCAAAATCTCGGATCAGCTTGGCAAAGCTTATCTTGTGTATTCAATTCTTCCTGTAACTCAATCAAAAATTGAATGTCTTCTGCTTTCACTGTTCATCCTTCTTTCTCAGTTCATCAATTGGTATTTCAAGTGCATCTGCTATTTTGCCCGAAAAAATACAAGGCTTACTGCCAAGTATTCAGCAGCAAACCTTGCTACCTTTCCAACAGCCATTTGTCTTATGCAACATATTTCTCATGTTCTAATTTCAGGTCTGATCCTGTTGTGTCTATATACTGAAGAGTGGTATCAACGGACGTATGACCTAAGAATCTGCGTACATCATTTAGGCTCATTCCACGTTTTAGTGCTAATGTTGCTGATGTGCGGCGGAATTTGTGCGGATGCGCCTTTGTTACGCATGCTCGTCCAGCAATCTCTTTGATCATTTTTTGAATGCCATTTGCACTCATTGCTGTTCCTGGTCCCTTCAATCCGCAGATTATCGGTCCCTCTTCGTGCGGCTTAAGCAGAAGATAATTATCGATTGCGACCTTTGATCTTGCATTGACAAAAACGACTCTTTCTTTGTCACCTTTTCCAATGACTGTAATTGATCCATGATCCTGATCGTAGTTTTCCATTGCTAACTGAGTTAACTCAGTCACACGGCAGCCGGTCGATAGTAAGAGTTCTAGCGTCACTTTCTGCTTTGGTTTAATGCATGCATTTCTCATTAATTCGATTTCTACTGGTGTGAAGGCTTTTTTCAGCCTTTTCTCTACCTTGATTTTTTCAACACGCCGCCCTGGATCGCGTGCAATATACTCTTCCTCGAACAACCATTTGAAAAATCTACAGATAGCTCCTCTTTCTCGATCCAACGTCGCAGATGATAAATGATCAACCATGTCTCTTTGAGCGATATAAAGTCTAATATCTTGCGTAGTTATATCTGAGTATGGCTTTTTCGCCCAACGATTAAACCGATCAATAGTCCGCATAGCTAACTCGATAGTTCCTTGAGCTAAACCGCGGAGTTTCATACTCACAAAATATTGCTTGTATGCGGCAATGTCAGAAGTTTCATCGTAGATGATCACATCTCGACATTCTTCTTCGAGTCGTAATTTTTCTAGGTTGATTGTTAAAACAATTTTCAGTTTTCTAAGTTGCTTTGCTTCAAGTTCGGGCTCCATGTTCCTGACAACAGCATTAATAAATTGCTCTTTCAATTCCATGATTACCACCCTTTCAAAGGTCAGCTCACATACATATCAAATTGTTTTTCAACTTCTTCACGTATAATTTCCATAGGTTTTGAAATGTTAACAAACCATTCATTCGCTGCTAGTATTTCACTGATAATTTGTTCTTTCGGTGTTTGATTCGAATATTCTTTTGGCATCGCCTGAACAAATATCCTTACTTGACGATCAATTCTTTTCCGTTCCCACATTTTCATGTTCATACCTCCAGATATCGATATGACTTCCCAAATCTATCAGTTCCGTTGTTCCTTGCTAGATTTCGAATGGTTACTGGTGACAAAGTGGATCGCTGTCCTAATTCATCCTCAGTTCCAACCAGTACAATCCGGTTATTGAAACTCACTTCAATTTTTTTCTTTGGATATTTTGGCAATTCTCGCCATATTTTATTGCCGAGTTTTTCTGCTTCACGTTTGATATCTTCGTCATACCAGTAATTTGGATGAGCCATCAACATTCGAAATCGTTCTTTGTCAGTCATTGTCACGTAATCTCAACTCCCTTACACGGTCCACGCCGCTCTCAGTCATTCGAATGGTTCTCACTGCTCCCGGTTCGATATTTAACAAGTTCATGGCTTTCAATTGCCATAAATATGAACTGACTGATGATGTTGAGGGAATGCCTGTATTTTTTGATATCTGACGAATCGTTGGTGGATATCCCTTTTTCGTAATAAAGTCATCAATGAATAGCAACACTATTTCTAACCGCTGCCGCTTTATCTGTCTCATTCTCGAACCTCTTTTCTTTTGGATATAGGCATATTAAAGGGATAGTGAACGAATCTGCCGCTTTGTTTTTTTGCCAGTTCAATTACAATTCCCAGTTCGCTGGCGACAATCTTCGCTTTCAGCCGAAAATCTTTCGTTTCCATGCCTTTGACATCAACAAGTCGAACTAGCTTTCCTTGATCGTAGAAGGCATAGTCAGCGACATACTGAGTTTTTCTGATTGTCCACGGATTGATTTTCAGCGTCGGCAGAATATCTAATCGCTCTTGTAGTTTCAGCTCATACCCATGTTTTCGTGCATATGCTATCGCGATCGGATAATAATCTGCCTCAGCAATCGAATCAAACGAATGTCCGTGACGAAATACTTTTTTGTTGCCGTATTTCGATCTTGTTCGATATCTCATGTAGGCACCTCAACATTCAATCGACTAGTGATAAATGTGAGATAGTAATCGGCATTCGTTTTGCTGTAATCTACTTGTTTAGTGACGTACCGAAGAATGTAGCAAGTGAGCATTAGGCAGAAGCGGTGTTCAATTTCTTCGTGAGAACAATCAATTCGAACCATCTTTCTTAAACGTTCATAGTACGAACGTAATAATTCTTTCTCATCCTCGTTACTCGCTGTTTCGCCTAATTTGCTAATGATTTCGAGAAATCGCATCTTCCATACCTCGCTTTACTATTTCTTTTCTCAGTATTTCTATTTCAGTTTCAGTAACTCCGCGGTTACCATACTTCTCAGCGAAATAGTCGAGAGAAGCATTCCCACTCATCTTTTCTGCCCACCAATGATCCCAAAGTCTTTTGGTTGTCCAATCATTGCCCCGCTTTTGATTATTCGAGTTTCGGGAATAGTGTCCGGTTAAGTGCTTTCTTGCTTTTTCAACAGTGTCTATTTTAGATTCTTCCCAACTCTTCAGTATCCTGTCCAAATAATTGTAATTGCGTGCTCCATGTTTAAGCATGTCATCAATCGCAAGAATCACAATTTCATCTTGACCATCAAAATCGTTTACCCAATGCTGAATGGATTGAGTAATGAATGGTGCTTCTGCTGGATTTACTTGATTGAGCCAATAACGCACAGCGCTATCTTCTGAATTATTAGTAATACTAGATTCAGAAGCATTAGTTTTATTTACTTTAGTTTTGTTTTCTTTACTTTGGGGATTGTTGTCAACATTAATTCCCTCTGCTTGCGAGTTATTGTTAGCATTAATTAAATATGCTGTTGGTTTTGGCGATTTCCTTCTCTTTGTCGCTTCGAAAAAATTTGCTTGGATGTTTTCGCTTGTCAAGACCTTAGCCGAGTTAAACAGGTCCTCATCAAAGAATCCCCATGTAACTAAGCGGATGACTATTTGCTCTAACAATTCCTTACTTACTCCAGGCAGGCGTTTTAAAAGTGTTGCTCTCGTTAAGTCATTCCATACAACGAAGTATCCCTTTTTGTATACCGCGCATAACAGCTTGATTACCGCTAACTCACCTTTAATGCCAAACTCCCCAGCAATAGCTTCTATCTTTTCATCTTCAAAAATGTCAACATCAAGAGGGAAATAATCAAGACCGCTCTTTGTTGGTCTTGCCACAGCTTCACCTCCTACTGTAGAGGGAGAAATATCTCCCTCTAACTAAAATGGATAATTATCATCTTTATTTTTTGAATCATCCTTCTCATCAAAAAGTCCAGTCTGCTCTTCACTTTCTGTTTCATCAGAGGATATTTTTTCTGCTTCCTTACGATCTAGTTCAATAGGTTCCGCATCGCTAAGCTTTGTTTCTTCTATAAGATCATCGTTTTCAACCAATCTGAATACTTTTTCGTCTGATGTAACGGCCGTTTGCATTTCAACAGATAATATCCCCCATTTTGAAAGCATGTTTCTAAGCACAGTCTTTATTGCCATTTGATTGTAATTATCAACCCAAGCGCCAGACAACTTCTCTTTGTCTTTCCCCTTCGCATTCTTGATGCGATGCGACTCAATCTCTTGTTTTGTCCAATAGACTGTTTTTTTGAAACCATTTAACAGTTCGAAGTAACCAACATATCCAATGACTTTATCTGATTTCTTTGCGTTATAATCGAAAGTGAATTCTTCTGTTAATGGATTCCAATCAACGAGTTGGCCTTCATAAACTTCAAGTGCATTCAATGCTTTATACTGCCCTGAGCGTTGAGCTAACTGAATGTAGCCTTTGTACCCAAGTATGAACTGGGCCTCATTGTGAGTAATCCACTTGTTTCCTTTCTTTTCGCTTCGATTAAACGGAACAATATATGCGTAACCAAGATTTTTATCAATTGGCAAATCCATTGTTGCTGCTTTTAGAGCAGAAGCAATAATTGTCATTGGTTCAGCTTTTGCTAAATAATTGTCACCGCCGACTAAAGTCATTAGAGATCCCATGAAAGAATCAGATTTTTCATGAAGAATATCTTGGAATTTCTTCTTCATTGTCGGTGTAGCCATCAAAGACTTAAAACCCAGTGACTGAGCATCAACTTCTTGTGTCTTTTGTTCAGTAAGTTGATTCTTGAGTGTGTCATTTGTTGCCATGTTAGTTAATCTCCTTTACTGCTAATTTTTTATAGCAAGATGTTTTATAAATAGAATGATCATTGGCTACTTCTGGATACTTCTTTTCTAAAAGATCTTTATTAATCGTTTTTCGATTAAATGACTTCCACGAAATTATTGATTTAGGAGTAATAGCAACTACCGCATTTTGTTTTCCTAACTCCGATGTAATCTGATTATCGATTTGTTGAATTTTCTTTTTTATGAAAGCTTCATCATCCTTAAGTTGTTTCTTGGTCTCAATCAGCTCATCAAAGGTACTTGAAAGTGTAATCTCATTTTCGCCTTCTTCTGAATATCGTTCCTTAAGGAAATCGGTAGTTGCATCACTGCCATCTATTGCTGGTTCAATTCCTTTTAAAACATTCACTTCCCAGAATTCAACTAATCGTTCCGTAATCATATCAATCAAGGTTTGATCACGATTGACCTTCTTCCAAATGAAACGTTGACCACCGATTAATACTGCTACATAAGCCCAATCACGATTCAAAACATTCATATAATGTTGTATTTGACACAGGTAACTCATTGGAATCTCGTTACCATCCCACTCTTTGGATAAAAAAGCATTTGCAGTTTTACATTCTAAAATCGCATTTTCTCCAACTACGTCACGATCAATATTTGCACGAAGAAATGGATGTAAGGGATGTTCGAAAACTTGATTCCGTCTTCGAACTTTTTTTCCAGTTCGCTCGGTAAACTCTTTCGCTACAACTTCTTCTAGTACATTGCCCCAATACGCTGGTTCACTGTCCGATTCCTCAATTTCAATTTGACCAGTCTTTTCAAGCCATAGTTGATATGGAGCTTTCCATTTATTCAATCCTAGAATCGTAGCAACATCAGAACCACCAATACCTTTTTGACGATCCATCAACCATTCTGTTCTGGTCATGTCCAGTGTAGATTTACTCATCTTCAACCCACCCTTCCATATTTTCAGGATTATCTTCATCATTGGGTATGTGAACATTCACAAAAATATGACACTCTGGGTCCGCCATTGCGGTATCGTAATCAAAACTCATTTAAAGGTCCCCCTTCACAATACGATCAAGAATATTTGGAATATCATTCAAATCGTCTATGATGAAGGTGTGATCCGGTAGGATGTCATCTGTCTTCTCGTCCATTGTATCTAGTCCCGCATTTCGTAAAATTCTTGTAGGAACTGGTAATTCTTCATCAAGTTTCATTTCTTGTAATGCTAGATTAAAAGCGATATCTGGTAGTTTTCCATTACAAACCGTAACAACATGAGAACCTTGATGAACGGTACAAAGTGCAGATACCTCTTCTTTTTCACATTCATCATGTAATTCCTGTATTAAGCTTTGAATTTTTTCACTAATCATGGTATTCTCTCCTTAGATAAACTTTAGTTTGTGACTTACTTTTGCTTGCCGGCGAGTAAGTCTTTTTTTATGTCTTTTCATAATCCCATCACCTTTTTACCAATCGTATTTACTCCAAGTAACACTGGTAATAGGATTAATGCTATTTGCCAGTAACCGACACAAACCGTCCCGAGCATTGCTCCTGTTAAAAGAACTTTTGCAGCTCTATATTCGGATTTCTTTTTTGCTACTTTGACTGGAACTGTTGGTACGTATTCAAAATCATTCCTCATGCTCTCACCTCGTAATTTCTAGACGTGTTTCGTTCCTTCCACTCCATCGCTAACTCATAAGGTATTCTGCAAACTTCTTTCGTACCTGGTCGGGTCGGCGCTGTCTTTTCCATTGGTAACGGATCAAAAGAACGGTCAGTATATCGCTTAATAGTTCCGATAGAATATCCCCATCGTCGTGCTAATTCGGATCGGCTAATCATTTCTTGTGTCTTTTTACTAGCTGCAATTTTATCGTTTCTAAACTCAACTACCTTTGGCTTTTCGATAATCATCTTTAGTCCCCTTTCATGTATTTCTTCGCTACCCAATGAGGCATGCGTTTCTTAAATGCAGTACTCACATTCATTCCTAAAATTTTTAGAATGGAGAATACTATGGATAACTCAACAACAATTTCATCAAGAAATTCCATTACGTACTTTTCAAGATCGGTTTTATCCTCGTTGTTTAAAGGCTCTAATTTTGACTTGATAAGCAATAATTTTGCTTGTTGTCGTCGTTCTTCTCGCTGCTTGGTTTCTTCCTCTTGCAGGAAATCCAATTCAGTTGGTGTTAGGATTTCCGCAATCTTTCCATCTAGGGCTTTTAACGTACCTAAGTACTTATTACCCACTTGACTAGCGAAAAGATCATCACCGACAGCATTGTTAATCTCTGCTGCCTTATTAATTGGAACTTCTTGTGATCCTTTCGTGTAGCCGTTGAATGTAGAAAATGGGATTCCACTTCCAACTGCAGCTTCCTTCTGCGACAAATCATTTCGTACCATCAAACTGTCCAATTCACTTTTCATATTCACTCGCATCATCTCGTCAATACCTCCTTCATAATTCTGAATTTTGTTGTTTCTATTTCAAATCGATGTTTCATCAATTGAAATCTGACCTAAAAAGATATTCTGTTCGTTTTTTTCATTCCCTTTATTCGTTGAAGCAGTAATCGTAGATATTTCATCCAAAAACGAAGCAAACATGTTTACAATGAACCTATGGTTAAAACATTTCGCAGATCATTGAGTCCATTTGACGATCATCATTTTGACTTTCAACTTCAAACAAGTTATTGATAAACGACTCTGGTTTAGTTTCTAAGTAAGCTTTCGTTAAGCGATCACCTAGGCGTTTTAGAATGAACTCGATCTTTTCTTGTTTGGTCATATAATCATCTCCTTTTTGGGTGTCGTTTCGCGTAGTTCCCTTTCAAAAAAAATAGTCCATTCGAATTCTAAAACTGACGCGATACGCATAGCATTTTCGACTGAAGGCCTCCGTCTCCCTTGTTCTATAGATGAGTACGTTGTCCTTGGCATATCAGCTAACTCAGCTACTTCGACTTGTGTTAGATTTTTTTCGCGACGCAAGTTTACTAACCATTTTTCCATTTTCATCACCTCTATTTAATGTGTCATATTGCGTACTTTTATAATACTACGCATTTTGACGCACGTCAATGATAAATTACTCTTTTTGACTCATTTTCTTATATCACTTTAAACGACGCATAATGCGTAGTAAAATTAGTACATAACGAAACATTGAAAGGAGTTGTACATAGTGTTTGGTCAAAAACTAACCGAGCTTAGAAAACAGAAAAAACTCACTCAAGCTGAAGTAGCAAAAATTCTCGGAGTAGCTCGTACAACATATTCTTCTTACGAACAAGGTAGACGAAAACCTGACGATGAAATTCAAAAGAAGATAGCCGATTACTTTGGTGTATCACTTGATTTTCTTCATGGACGTGGTAACTCTTCGAAAATTTCTAAAAATTCTAGAGCGGAAACAGTGGCTGCTCACATTGATGATGATGTATCAGATGATGAAATGAAAGAAATTCTTTCATTCATTGACTATATAAAGATGAGAGATCATAAGTAAACTTAATTTAGTCAAATGTTAGTAGGTGAAGTCGTTTGTATAAATACGAGATGCTAATGTCTCATTTTTCGAACTTGCAATATAAATTTGAAAAAGAGATGCCTGAAAAACAAAAAGGGTTATACTTGGACAACACTGTTTACCTCAACCCTAATCAATCAAACGCTGAATTGAAAAGTACAATTGCAGAAGAAATTGCGCATCATTACACTTCAGTCGGTGACATATCAAACTATAAAAATCCTGAGTCAAGAAAACAGGAACGAAGGGCACGGCTCGTAGCGGCTGAGATGACTGTCCACCCTTCCCTTTTGATCAAGGCTTATCAAAAAGGATGTAGAGAGTATTGGGAAGTCGCTGACGAGCTGGGAATAACCGTAGAAGCGTTAAAAAAGGCAATTGATCTTTTTAAACAAAAATATGGTGAAGGCTTTTGTTTTTTGAATTATAAGATTATTTTTGGATCAGGCGATTCAATTAAAGTAGTAAAAATAAAGCAGTGATTTACATATAAATTTATATTTGTGATTTCGTATACATGAGGAGGAAGTTATGGAGACGGTGTTTACCCTTGTTTTTATTATAGGTTGTATTGGAGCTTGGTATTTCATAAAAAGGAGTCCGAATAAACGTAACAGAAATATCTCTTTTGGGTTGATAACCTTATCAGTAATAATAATTGGTTTCATTCCAACAACCGAGACTAAAGAAGTGACTTCTAAACCTGTAGAAGAAAAGAAAACCAAACAACAGAGTAGTGCCAAAATTTCAGATTTAGTTTTAGAGACACCTAAAGAAGCAATCTCTGATGATACCGGAGAAGTTAAAATATCAGGAAAAACTTCGCCAAATGCGGAAGTATCAATTGGAATGGGAATAGTTGGAGATAAAACAACAGCTGATAAATCTGGCGATTTCATGCTTCTTTATGAATTAAGCAGTCCAGAAACAACTCTTACAATAAATTCAAAACGTGACGGAGATTCAAAAAGCACTAAGATAAAAGTAAAAATGAATGACAATGCACTCTCAGCATTAGAGGAAAAAGAAGCTGAAGAATCAAGAAAAGCTGAGTCAAAAAACTTGGAAAAGCAAAAGAGCGAAGAAAGCAAAGAAGCTGAACAAAAAAGAACTGAAGATAGTAAAAATGCTGAAAACCAAAAAAATAGTGATATCACACAACTCGCGGACGAAGCAACACCGCAACAATCGGATATCCTTACTGAATTGGCATTACAACAATTTGACAAATCATACCCTTATAAAGGAAGTAAACTTCATATTGCTATCGGTAAATTGCAAGATTGGACTCAAAAGGATGGAAAATGGTTTGCTAAATACGAGGCAACAATAGTAAATGCGTTTGATGCAAAAAGAAGTGCTAATGTTGAAGTAACTATAGAACCTGTATCCGAATCCAGCGGTTATGTTTCGTTCCTTGATTATTAAAATAATTTGTTGGAGGTGGTCATATGGTTGATTGGAAGGAATTAGGGAAAAAAGCTATTGATGTAACAAGAGATGTTACTGAAAAAGGGGTTGACTCATTTCAAGAATGGAAAGATGATCCCGATCGTGTGGCTAAGGTCGAAGAAAAGAAAGCATTAAAAAAAGCCAAAAAAGATATTGAAAAAGCTGAAAAAGTGCAAAAAAAAGAAATTAGAAAAGGGAAAAGCGAACCGGATCATGATTATTATTTTACTGCGAAAACATTTGAACCCTTCTCTTCAAAGGGTGTAGTTGAAGAATCGACTTATAATGAAATTAAAAGAGTAAAACTTTCGAAAATCACTCAAGAAAAACCTAATAGAATTTCTATAAAACAAGGTAGAAAGAAAATTGAATTTTTATTGGAAAAAGTTGAATTCTCCGACAAAAAAAATTCAACTGGTGGCGCATTACTCGGTGCTGCAATTGCTGGAACTGCTGGCGCTGTTATAGGTAGTTCCATGAACTCTAGTAAAGTCTATGCAAACTTATATGTTCGTCCATTAGATGAAAAAGGAGTACTGCATGTTATTCGTTTTTATGCTGACAATAAAGAGGCTGCTCAACTCTTAAGACTTCAGGTAACGGAGGATTAAAATGAAAAAACTAACGATCGTATTCTTAATCTGCTCTACCCTGCTCTTCTCAGCCTGTTCGAGCAATAAAAAGGCTGATACGACTGATTCGACAAGAACTAAACTTGCAACAACTAGTAGCAATGAGAAGATAAACAAAGTTACTTTCAATGATGGAGTCTTGGAAACTAAAGTTTACAAATTGAAAGTTGTTACTTCTGAAGTTATTCAGAGTCCATCCGTTTCTAACCCGGGACTTTATGTAACTTTTGAACTAACTAATAATTCCAAGAAAAATATTGTCCCTTACCAAGTTCTTCATGATATTTCATTTAAACAAAAAACGGATACTTCACTTGTTAATATGACCGCTGAATATCATAGTTCTGACGCATTCGGTGAAGATGTCGAAACGGTCAATAAAATCAATAAGCGCAGTAATGATCAAAACAATGAATTGCTACCTGGTAAAACAATCGAAGTATTTGAAGGCTATTCATTAGAGGATAATATTCACGAAGTTCAAATGTTGCCTGATTTTGATAACCGTAAACAAAGTGAGTTTAAACCCTATATTATCAAGCTAATCGGAAATACAGATTCCGATGCCGAAGGTTCATCATCCTCACCTACAAATCAGAGCGCATCACAAGAAGAAACGTATGAACAGTTGAAGCAACGAACACTAAAATCAACACCAACTGATCGCGTGAACTGGTCCAACAAAGAATGGGAAGCATTCGGAATGGCTTTAAGCGAGAACGGTTTAGCTATGGATGATAATGGCTATATCATCACTCAAGCTCAAAAAAATCAAATTGAAGCAGAGAGACAGAATTCTGAACAGAATAACGCCGATCAGTCTGATTCTGCTCAGCAAGACGCCGACAGCTTATCTCTTACAGACTTTGTAAATAAGTACGGCATGTCACCTGCAGCTTGGAAAGTGCAAAATGGTATGTCAGAGGAAGAAGCGTTAAGAAGCACACAAAATCTTACATCTGGTGAAATGCAACTTGCTTTTTCTAAATACGGAATTCAAAAATAAGATACCCTCCCCACCTGGCGCCGCCGGTTCGATTCCGGCTTGGGGAGTTAACAATAAACGAATTGAGGTGTTTAGATGGAAAATCTTCCTGAAAGACTAACAAATAAAAGTATCGAAGCTTTTCTAATGGGATTAGAGGTGTACAATAAACCTACAATACATTATAGAGTTGAAGGATTTAGTTTTTTTATTTGTAACGCCTGGGAATTGATGTTAAAAGCTCATTTAGTAAAGCAATATGGGAATGACTCAATCTATTTTAATGACAACCCAAATAGGACCATTTCTCTTGAAAACGCAATAAAAGAGGTCTTTACAAACAACAAAGACCCCTTACGTAATAACTTAGAAAAAATAATTGAACTTAGAAATACTAGCACTCATTTCATCACTGAGGATTATGAGATTATTTATGCACCATTATTTCAAGCTTGCGTCTTTAATTTTATAGAAAAAATGAGCGATTTTCACCAAATAGACGTTACTAATTATGTTACGCAAAGTTTTCTATCACTAGTAATTAAGGAAGACGATTTAGATCCTTCATTAATAAGAGCAAAATATTCTACAGAAACAGCTGAAAGGCTTTTGAGTACAAAAAAGGAATTGAAAGAGCTAGAAAAAGGCAACAACCCTTCTTTTGCAATTGAAATCAACCATAACTTTTATATCACTAAAAAAGTAAATCACGCGGATGCAACTGTCAGAATTGCTAAAGATGGTGAAATTCCGGTTCAAATTATTAAAGAACAAAAAGATCCTAGTAATACACACAAATATAGTCAAGGTCACTGCGTTAAAGAAATCAATAAGATACTTAGCAGAGAAAAAGTAGGATTTGAATACTATGATCCGATAAACAAAAAGACTAGAAGAAAGTTTACAACTGGCGACTTCCAACTTTTTTTGAAGTTTTATGAACTAAAAACAAATGAACGTTATACTTATCGTCACGTTATTGGCAATATGGTTAGCTATTCATATTCATTTCCAACAATTGAGTTTATTGTTAATGAAGTGAGGAAAGATCCAAAACATGTGGTAAAAAATGTTAAACGAGAAATGAAAAAAAGAACATAAAAAAAGATGACCCCAGGAGCAAAGGAATTCTCGGCAATTGCCTTACTCCCATTCGGGAACCCAGCTTTATCCTTCTCAAGTCATCTATTACAACTATATTATACCTAATTTACGCAAATTTGCGTAGTATTTTTAACCCATTTTTTTAATCTTAAGAATTAGCCTTCGGGCTTTTCTTTTAACGCAAAAAAGAACATACATTCGTATTAGTTGTTGTTTTATTCGATTTTCCGAGGAAACGTGTGGAAAAAATCTATTTTTTGCACGTGTTTTCGAATCGAATACAAAATAGTTCGAAAGGAAATGATTTTATGTCACCATATGAATTGAGAGAAAGACTAAAAAATGAGGTACCAGAAGTAAAGATATACCCTATCCTTACAAAGTTCCATTACAGTGAGGAAGAATACCAAGAAGAATTGAAAAATCAACTAGCTTTAAAACACGACATAGAAGCCGGCAATGTGATTACACGCCCTCTTTATACCTGGCAAGAGAAAGAACTAAAAATGGATAAGTTTTATGAAAAAGGATGGTATAAACCTAAGTTCTATACTCTTCCGAAATCTATGTTCAGGAGTGAAGATTGATGGCATCAATAAAACCGTATAATTTAAAGAATGGTGATCTGCGCTACGAAGTATTTATTTCTAACGGAGTGAACCCCGGCACGAAACGGCAAAATAAAATTCACAAGAAGGGCTTCAAATCTTGGGATGAGGCTGATACTTTCGCTAAGATTACCGAAGGAGAAATCGCTAAAGGAAACTTTAAAAAAGATGATGTAAAGCATTTGACCATTGAACAATTTCTAAAGACGTGGATCACTGATTATAAACTAAGTGTGAAGGAAGGTACTAGAATTGTTCATCGTGACAATATTCGGATGTATATCAACCCATATATTGGAAAACATCGTTTAACTACGTACTCTCGCGCGGATCATCAGAAGTTCATTAATATGCTATTCACTCTAAATGGAAAAGGCAGAAGTAAGAAAGGTTTATCTTTTAATACTGTTAAATTAGTAAACGCAACTCTTTCAAACGCTTATAAAAAAGCGATACAACTCGGATACGTGAGCGAAAACCCAACAGATTTCGTGGAATTTCCTTTACCACCGAAAAAAGAGAAGATTCCTCCCCACTATACCGCAAGTGAAGTGGATTTATTTTACGAAGCTGCTAAAAAAGAAAAAGAACCATTTTGGTATCCGTTCTTCTTGCTAATCTTTGATTGTGGATTAAGAAAAGCAGAAGTGATGGCATTAAGATGGTCAGATTTTAATTTTGAAAAGAATTTTGTTGATATAAAGCGAGAACGACTCTATCGTGCTGAAGTTAAAGAAAACAAAGATGCGATAATAATTGATGACACAAAGACTCCGGCTGGTGAACGTGATCAGCCAATTACACAAAGGACGAAATTTGCTCTGCTCGAATTTTATAAATATTTTTATGCTTTAATCGGCGTTACACCCTTACAGAAAAATAATTCTGATTATGTGTTTATCTATACATCTAGCAGCTCAAAAGGCAAAATAGTTCGAAATCGTTCAGTGAACGGCGCTTCTGTTCGAATAGCGCGTAAAGCGGGCTTAACTCCCATTAAGGTACACGATGGCCGTCACACGTATGCTATCCGCATGAGACAAGCAGGTGTAGACTTAGATGATATAAAAGACCTCCTTGGGCATAAGGACATTTCTACAACTCAAATTTATGCTTCTGTGACTCCTGAAGTGAAGGAACGATCAGTGAAAAAATTCGAGGAATATTTAGAAGAGCAAAAGAAAAAGCACTCGTAA